ATGAAGCTGGACGCACCCAAGAACAACAACTACGCCGCCACCATCGTATGTGTCCGCAACCTCATCGAGCTTGACGGTCTGGACAACCTGGTCGGCGTGCCCGTTCTGGGGCACCAGGCCCTCACCCAGAAGGACGTCAAGCACGGCCAGCTTCGCGTGGCCTTCACAGCCGAGACTCAATTGAGCGAGGACTTTTGCGCGATCAACAACCTGTACCGGGACGCAACCCTGAACAAGGATCCCGCGGAGACCGGCTACCTGGAGAAGAACCGTCGCGTCCGGGCGATCAAACTGCGTGGGCACACCTCAAACGCTCTCTTGATGCCGCTGTCATCGCTGGCCTACACCGGCTTTGACGTCCACGGCCTGCTGGAGGGTGACACCTTCGACACCCTGAACGGCCACGAGATCTGCCGCAAGTACGAGATCCAGCGTCACGTTCAGAATCCGGCCAAGAGCAAGGTGGAGAAGGCCTTCAAGCGCGTCGACAAGAAGCTGTTCCCGGAGCACCTGGAGACGGACCAATACCACAGGAACAAGCACTTGCTGAAGGCCGGCCGCGAGGTCGTGGTCACGCAGAAGCTCCATGGAACCAGTTTCAGGGCCGGCTGCGTCGTCCCTGTCCTTCGCCAGCTTTCACCGCTAGAGAGGCTATTGATAAAGCTTCGACTTGCCGAACTCGTATGAACGAAGTCGAGTGTGCGTGGGTGGCCGGACTGCTGGAAGGGGAGGGCTGCTTCAGCTTCGGGGTGAAAAATGGGAGGAAATTTCCCAACATCTCTTGCGGCATGACCGACCAGGACACGATAGAAAAGCTCTTACGCCTGACTGGCGTCGGTGGAATATGTGTTACTCACAGGGAAAACCTAAAGCCAATCTACTCCTGGCGCGTATCCAAGAGGGCTGACGTTGCCCCACTCTTGCATTCGGTACGTCCACACATGTCCACACGTCGAACGGCTCGCATAGATGAGCTTTTAGATTACATAGACACCCACCCGTTTTACAACGTTCAGCCGGCGGAATGCGGGACGCGCAAAAGTTATCGCCGCGGTTGTAGATGCACGCTCTGCCACGAGGCGAGTAACCAATACCAGCGCGATTCATATCAGAAGAGAAAGAGGCGTGGGGACAATGCCCTGGTTCAAGAAGATTAAGATTCCCCGTTACGAATACGACGTAGTGTTTGGATCTCGCAAGGTAATCAAGGATCCCAACAACCCGAGGCAGAACCATTACTATGATCAGGATATTTGGACACACTACGGCCAGAAGATTGCAGAGCTTTTGCCCGAGGGTGTCGTCCTCTATGGAGAGCTTGTGGGATGGACGCCTGGTCCCGATGCGGTACCTCTGCAAAAGAACTATACATATCACCTTTCCAAAGGCGAGGCTGAGCTTTTCGTATACCGGGTATCCACGATCAACTCCCAAGGTGTCCTGACCGATTTGCCCTGGGATGGCGTCAAGGAATTCTGCCAAGCCCGCGGCCTGAAATGGTGCCCGGAATTGAAGCGCATTCCGCTCCATGGCGGGCGTGAGCCCCTGGTGGAGGTGGAGGAGTTCCTCGGGAATTTCCTGGATGAACGCCTGGCCGATTTTGGCGGCTGGAATGATATCCCACTCATTGTGTCTAGCCACAAGACGGTTGACGAAGGCATCTGCTTACGCCAAGAGGGATTAGTCCCACTCATTCTCAAAGCCAAGTCACCCAAATTCCTTGAACACGAAACCAAACTCCTCGACAAGGGAGAGGTTGACCTAGAAAGTGCCGCATAAATGCAGAGCCGGCGTTGCGCTAAGCCAACATGTAATCGTGCAGAACAGACCGGGGGTTTCTGCAAACCCCACTATGAATTAGAGACCAGGCATTTACCCACAGGCAAGGCCGATCCAGGTCCTGTCATAGCCCATATCAAGGCACTGTCGGACGCGGGGATATCCAATGCGCGCCTGGGTCAGATGGTCGGCATTCCCCAGAACAATATCTGGGGCATCGTCGCCGGCCGCCGACGCTATGTGCTGGCCTCTACCGCAGCGAAGATCCTTTCCGTTCCCATTCCGGACGTGCCATGGAAAATCGCCAACGATGGATGTCCCGTTCCCGCGGTGGGAACTCAGCGCCGACTACAGGCCTTACATGCCATCGGATATCAGGGTCGGCACCTGGCTGAACTCCTGGGTGTAGAGCACTCGGTTGTCACAGCAATCACGTCGAGTAGACAGCCTGGCGTGAATGCGAAAACGGCGCGAGCCGTGGCCAGGTTGTTCAACGAATTGCAGATGACCCAGGGCCCCAGTAAAGAGAGTCGACGCCGCGCCGCAGCAAGGGGCTGGGTCGTCCCACTTGCCTGGGATGAGGATTCAATCGATGATCCCGCAGCCTCTCCTCAAATGCCAGAAGACGATAGCTCGGCTTGGTATGAGGACTACTGCGAGCTGAAAGAAATCGGCCTGGACGACACCCAAATTGCGGAACGCATGGGCATCCAGCGCAGCAGCCTTCTACACCGATTGCGGAGGCGATCACATGAGCTACAGGGACGTTCGTTGGCACGACCAAGCGGCTTGCAGGGGGATGCCTCTGAGCCTTTTCTTCCCGCCGCGGGGATGTAGTAGCGACGCCGGCAAGAAAGTGTGCAACACATGTCCCGTATGGCAGCAATGCCTTAGGGACACCCTCGCGATAGAGGTATCCGGTGCCCGCCATGGTGTGTTCGGTGGCATGTCGGCGAATGAACGCAAAGTATTTGATCAGGAAGGCGAGCCATGGGCGGTCTAGGTGTCACGGTTACCAATCTGAACCGGTGGGGCAAGAAGATGAACAAGTGGAAAGTCGTCATCGGTAAGCGCACCCGCTACTTCACCCAGGAAGAGTGGGAAAAAGACGGACTCGCCTGGGTTAACTCAGCACATCAGCAGGGTGGGTGAGCACGGATCCTCGTTGTCGCTCGGGTAGGCACTGCATAGGCAGAACCTCTGACGGTCCTGCCATCACGGCCAAGGTCAACACCATCTGCGCCGGCTGTATTCAGGATCTGCAACGCCAGTTAGAGGAGCTACCCCACCTGGCCGCGGCTCTACGATTGTTCCTCGGCGTCACACCGAAGACCGCTTTGCAGAGTCGGGTTAAGTCATCCCCCGAGCCGGCATGCCCCATCGATCCCCGCGTTGATGAACTCTTGGTCGACATCTCCGACGTCATTGAACGCACCGACAACCTTCGGGTGGCAGACCTCATCGCTCAGCCCCCCACCAAGTTTCAGGTCTGGTACAAGGACAAGGCCTACGACAAATACTTGGAAGGTTGGCAACGCGCCTGCGATATCCGCGGGGTGCATGTCAGGGCCAACGCCATCCTCGGCTTCGGCCGTATCGCAGTGAAGCGTCACGCCCCCTGCCCCAGATGCGGCCTGCCCACTCTTCAGCAGTGGATCGGCGACCCCACTATCGAATGCAGCGACGAGGAATGCGGATTCGTCATGTCCCTGGACGAATACGACCAGCACTGCAACGACCTCGCGAAGGACTCCAAGTGAAGAAGAGATACAAGAAACCACCGCCCGAATTCTTTCAGGTAGAAATCGTCTGCCCCGAGGTGTGTCTTCACCCCGTCGCCATCCACTTTGTGTGGATCGGCAACGCGGACGAGTCCGGTGTGGTTCAGGTCGAGGTGGCCAGGGATTTCCTGGAGAACATCGCGGGGCTGTTAGGTGACTAATGCTTTACTCCCTCCTCCCGCCCGAGATCAACTCGCTGAGGATGTATACGGGTGCGGGCGCTGGCCCTCTTGTGGCTGCAGCAGCCTCGTGGTCCCAGATAGCGAACGGGCTGAGCGATGCTGCGATGCAGCACGTCGCGACGGTTACGGCGTTAGCGGGTGTATGGACGGGTCCTTCATCCGACGCCATGTTGAAGTCCTCCCTGGCGTATACCAAGTGGTTAACGTCTACGGCAGCACAGGCGGAAGTGACGGCGACACAGGCACAAGCCGCGGTCGCCGCATACGAGACCGCCTTCGCCGCTACCGTTCCGCCATTCGAGGTCACTGAGAATCGCGCTCGACTCACTGCTCTGGTTGCTACCAATTTCCTGGGTGTGAATACGCCGGTCATCATGGCTACCGAGGCGCAGTATTCGGAGATGTGGGCACAAGACGCCGCCGCGATGACCACCTATCAGGTGTCATCTATGCAGGCGACCAGACTGCCTAGTTTTACCCCGCTCAAACCGCTCACAACGAACGTTGCGCAGCAGCCCAAGCAACTACCGCAGGGTGGCATTCAGAACGCTCTACAGGGGCTACAAAACATTGATCCCACAACGGGATGGCTGGGTCTATTCAATGACTACATCCAGTCCAACCTATCCTCCGGGGTCCTGTTCGATGTTCCCTTGGGTGTCATTCAATCCATCACCTCGACAGTGGCATTGATGAGCCTCTTTCAGGGTGAGAAGCAGATCGCCATCGGCGAGGCGCAACTCCCGCCTGAGCAGGTGGCCCAGATCGAATCCCGCTTCGGCGGGGGAATGACAGGTGGCCTCAACACCGCCGCGTCATTCGGTAACGCCCAGTCAGTGGGCAAGCTGAGTGTCCCCCAATCCTGGGAGCGTTCAGCATCCCTGCCGTTCACTAATCCTGAACCTGTCTCAGCATTGAACACGGGCGAGGGGTACTTCGGTCCCCCTGTCACGCCACTACTTGGCAGGCGGGAAAAGCCCGAGCCGGCACGCTACGGCTTCCGCCAAAAGAAACTCATTCCACGCCATCCATCCGGAGGGTAATTTGTACTTCAAGCAGCATCAGGAAAAGGCTAAGCCACAGCTTGGCTTTGGACCGAGCCTCGAATATTCCACCGCACTCGGGTCCACCCCCACGCTGACGGTTGAGTGGATGGGCCGGCGACTCACGCGCGAGGGTGTGCCCCTTAATTACAAGACCATTTTTCGCGTAGCCAATGAGCTACTGGCCGAGATCAAGATGTTCTACGGCATTATTTCTGATGAAAAGGAGTTCGTGGCACCGCCATGCCTGCTGACACGACGCTGACCATTGTCGGCAATCTAACTGCCGATCCTGAACTTCGCTTCACCCCCAGTGGTGCCGCGGTATCCAACTTCACCATCGCCAGCACCCCGCGGCTCTACGACCGCCAGAGCGGGGAATGGAAAGACGGCGACGCCCTTTTCATGCGCTGCAACATTTGGCGCGAGGCCGCCGAGAACGTGGCGGAAACCCTTCAGCGCGGCCAGCGTGTGATCGCCACCGGCCGGCTCAAGTCCCGCTCTTATGAAACCCGCGAGGGCGAGAAACGCACCGTCATGGAGCTTGAGGTGGACGAGATCGGCCCGAGCCTGCGTTACGCCACGGCACGGGTGAGCAAGAGCGACAACCGGCCATCGGGTGGTACCAAGACCAACTCCGATGCATGGGGCGGATCTGACGACGAACCGCCATTCTGACGAAATTCGTCTGAAACCCGAAAATCCACCCCCGGGGAAAACCCCCGAAATCGAAAATGTGGGCCCCTAATGCAAGGAGAAAAATGACCAGTCCCGCAGAAACCGCCAAGTTCGAAGCAGAAGCAGCTCACCTCTTGGCCCAGACCGAACTGCGCAAGGCCGAAACGCGCCGCAAGCTCGCCGAAGCTGTTGCCGCCGAATACCACATGGAGACGGCCCGCATCGCCCGTGACGCCGCTGTGCGCCAGGAGAAGATCGCGACGTCGGCCAACCACCACCACTACCAGTTCGACTTTCTGACTGGGGTGTACGACGAGCCGGTCACCGCCTGCCTCGCGCAACTGGCCATCTGGCACCGCAACGAACCGAACTGCCCGATGACCATCGTCATGGACTCCCCGGGTGGATCAGTGATCGACGGCATGCACCTGTTCGACCAGATCACCGCCTACTCCACACGGCCGTGGGACACCAGCAGTCGGCCCAAGGGCACGCACCACACCACCATGATTGTGCGCGGTTACGCCGCCTCCATGGCCGGCATCCTGCTGCAGTCTGCGGACCACAGGATTGTGGGGCCCGAGTCTTACATCATGGTTCACGAGGTGTCGTCATTTGCCCAGGGGAAAATCGGTGAACTCAAGGATGAAATAAAATTTCTCGATAAAATGAGTGATCGTGTGGCGAATATCTTTGTCACCCGAGCGCAGGCCACGGGCCGTCCCGACGCTATTGACCTGGATACCTTTAAGGCAAAATGGAACCGCCAAGATTGGTGGCTCGATTCCGAAGAGGCGTACAGGCTGGGTATCGTAGACGAAATTGGGTAGTTGCTCAGTTGCGGTCTGTGGCCGAGCGGCGGTTAAGAAGTCCCTGTGCGATGCGCATTATTTACGCATGCAACGCGGAGCCCCGCTAGATAGTCCAATCAGACCTTGGCGAAGCCGTCAAGATGCCATCGTTACTAACTGCGATGACTGCGTATCCAGTGGACAAATGTGCTCCACACATTTCGCCCAGACCAAGAGGTACAAGCTGGACCCAAAGATCCTGGCCCAAATGCTGTCGCGCGGTTGCTATGTCTGCGGAGCCCCGCGCGACAGGAATGGGCGGGCTCTGCGTATAGACCATGATCACACATGCTGCCCGGGTCGATTTGGCTGCGGCGAATGTGTGCGTGGTGTCTTATGTAACCTGCACAATATCCAGGCGGGGTATCTACAACATCCAGATCGAGATGCCGTACAGCGATATCTTAATGAATGGGAGTCGACAAGATTAGCCAATACTCCAAGGACGTAATCGAAAACCGGAAGTGGGCGCTGGGAATGGCCGGCGCCCTACTTCAACGCGTTCCCACTGGCATCGGTATCGCTAGTGCAGTGACGGACATGGCTGAGCACTTCTACAGGTGGGCCACCGTCCCACCGGAGAAAGGTAAGAATGGCTGACTTCCGCCTGGCCTACCTCCTAGAGGCTCGGGAATGCCACCGGCAGCGCCAAAAGCAGAGCCTCTACTCCCTACCCTTCTGGGCCAACCTCATCGGGGCCCTAGCCAACGGCATCATCGCCTGCGTACCTGATTCGGTCGCTGCAGCGTTTGAGGCCCAGCAGGCCTGGGATAGGGAAGCTCGCAACCATCTGCGTGACGCGGTAGAGGATGCCCTTGACCGAGCTGGATAACCTGGACTACCACCCGCTTACTGGTCCACTCATCGCCCTTGTTGCGCTCTTCTTCTTCGTGCTCGCCGCATGGGTTGCTGGTTACTTCTACAAGGGTCGGCACCGCGGTGAGTACGTTGAGAAACCGGAATGGCGCCAGAGGTGGCAGTTTGTCAACGTCGATCCTGAGCCGTGGCACGTCACCATTTTCGGCAATGTGCTGATTCGTGAGTGCAAGCCGGTGGAGATTAAGCCGGATACAACCCATCTGGACATAACCGTGCTTGGCGGTGGCGGGGGTAGTTATGGAAGATTTGGCGACAGCGATATTGACCTGGCCGATACAGCACCTCTATGGCCTTTTCTGGAGGCTGGGTCTCTTGGAGATCTTGAAGCAGAAGGATGGGTCGACATCGGAGTGTGCAAGGAGTTCAAATGAGTGAACGCTACGGCACCATTGACGAAGTGTATGAGTTAATGCCCGATTTCGAGGATTGGGTCCGCAAGGAGATCGAGAAGGTTCGCAGCGGAATATACACCGTGGCAACCGTGGGCGAGGCTCAGGTCATGCACGGACGCTGGGAGGCATTTCAGGACGTTCTATCGTGGTGGGGCGTTGGCTGACTGGCACACAAGGTACCGCCGGATCATAGACGCCTATCGCACGAGGCTGATGGAGGTATCGCTAGCCGCATGCAATGAGGTCGATGATCGTATGTGGGCAAGCGGGGAAAAGTGGCTTGTTAACGACGCCCCCATTGACTTAGATCGGCTGATGTCAGCCCGCGATCTCGCGGAGCGCTTCGGGTTCACTGAGCAGAATATCCGTGACTGGGCGCGTCGACACCGCGACAAGGTACCCACGCATAAACAATCAGATGGACGTGCGTTATATCGTGTGCGCGATGTCCTAAGATATCGAGCCGAGCGCGAGCGCAATGGCTAGCCGCCTGGGGGGCCTTAAGGGATGCCTGTATATAGTAAGATTCCGGAATGGCGTACTAAAGGTTGGCAGGACCGTCCGTCCCGTGCAGCAGAGATTCACCGAGTATGAGCGCGAGGCCAGGGTCCATGACAATCCAATCGTGGCTGCGTTCGCCTCCCGCCAGTTTATGGGCATAGACACTGCCGAGAATGATCTAATTGGCTGGATGCATAAGCATGCTATCGGCATGTCGACGAAACGATCTGAATGGTTTCGCCCACGCACCGGGGAGTCCGATTCCGTGTATGTCGGGGCCAGGGTGACCATTGCACAGTTATCCGACTCCAAAATGGCATGCTATAGGCCATTGGTGCAGCCCAGCATGTATTTTGCCGGGGAGTGGCCCGTCCCGCACGCGATAGCGTGCTAGGCTTTTTCCGTAGCACAGCTATATCTACAATCAAAAATCTTTAGGGCATGACCTATAAGCCGCCGCAAGGTGGTGAAAGGCGAGGTGACAACTCGCCGCCGGCAACGGTACCTCATGCAATCCCAACTCAACACCGTCACTGATACTGGCGGTGCGCTACCGAGTTACGCCCCCGGCCCAGGGCTGTGAACCAGTGGGGCTGACCATGCCGTACGTGCGGCTGAAAAGGCTATCGAACAAGGCTAGCGTGAGTGCGGAAGGAATATCAGTCCGACCCCGGCAGGGAAGGGCGGATTCCATGACGGTTTTAGTGCGGTGGTCGACGGATCACACGACGAATCCTGAGGGTGCGAAACAGGTGAGCCGACCTGAAGCACGAGAGGCGTGAAGCATTCTGTACCTCAAAAGGGTGCGGACCTTCATGGGGAAGCACGTCTCCAGTCAAAAACACACTTAGCTCATTGGCAGAGCATTGATATTTGGAATCAACGGAGTGGGTTCGATCCCCACAGTGTAATCATCGCTATATGGTTATATAAAGCAAAAGCCTTTCCCTGCTGTAAAGTTAAAGCGTCTTAATCCCCTGCCGAGGTCGGAACAGGGGCCGTCACGAGCCCGCAAGGCGACGGCGGTTCATGGACAAGTAGTGCAGCTCTGGGCCCGCGAACCCAGTGTCGAAGCGAACGTCGTGGAGTAGCTTGCAGCATAACGAGTGGTTAGCGTAACTGACCAGGCGTGGTAAGTACCGATGGGAATCGGTGGAAAAGTCAGGAATCCATAATCTGGCGAAAGCTTACTGAGGAACGGTGTATTCTCAGCCTCTACAAACTTTAATAGGACCGCGCCGGGGCGCTATGGGCAGGAACCGACCTGCCACCCGGCCGTCACCGCGCTTATCCCGACGCGCCTGATAAGTATCGGGACAAAACTTAAGCTCCCTCGCGCCCACGCTGGTGGCCGGTTTATCCGGTGGTAAATTCCATAGCAGGGAGAGCTGCACCGAGGGGCGTAAAGGTGCGGACCCAAAATTACGTGATGTAAAGGATGGCGTGATGCCAAAAGAAATCATTCAGTTCGCACAGACCGAGCTGCCCAGTGGGCAGCCAGTCGCTGATGCCACCAGCGTGGAATTGCGCTGGTCGAAGCCCGAGGCCGGCGGTAATCTCCAGTTGCGCTTTCAGCGCCACGTCTGGGATCAATCCTTCCGTGACTCAGGCGTCGAAGAGATCGACCAGTACACCGACCAACTCAGCCGTGATGATTGCAACCGGCTGATTCGGGCGCTGAGGCGTGCTCGCGACCAGGTTTACGGCGCGGACGCATAAAACTCTCCCACCCTAGTCGTCGGGGTGGGGTGATCTACAAAGGCGACACGACGTCTGACATAGCGCAGTATGTCCGCTGATTGCCGGCGTTAGGGCAGTCGGGGGCCAACTCACGCCCACCCCTTGTGAACAACCTATGGGCGTCTAACTTCTAATTCTGGCGCTCCCCGGCCACTATCCCTTCCTACTAAATGCAGTGGAGTTGAGGGTTTTGAGCGCCACGCACCGGGGTGCCCCCGTTAAGGCTGAGGCACCCCGGCTCTCTTTATGTAAGGAGCCATTGAGTATGAACGCTGGCTGGAAATGGATGCAGTTGTTCCTCAATGTGCTGGATTACGAACTTGACGATGGCCCGATGTTGTCGGAAGGCGCGGATTCGCTCGTGGAGCAACATCCCATCGCCGGCCGCGTGTTCATCGTGTCAGTCGGCTCGATCATCACCCTCCATCTCGCCAACCTCATGGACGAGAGATACGACCTGTTAGCCCAATCATTTTGGAAGAGACTTCGTAAGGGAAGATAAATGGCATCCAGAGCCGAACGCAAACAATTGAATAAGAATTGGCTGCGGAAGCTGCTGACTGGACAACCACACTTTATCATCGGCGGTGAGCACAACCCCTATTTACTTAGGTGGTTTTTGATCCCCCGCAACTCCTTTATCAACATCTATCTGCATAAATTCAAGCGCAGCGACGACGACCGCGCCTTGCACGACCATCCCTGGTGGTTCGCCTCCCTGATCCTCAAGGGTCAGTACATCGAGCACCGCGACGATGGCTCTACAAGGCACCGGAAAGCGGGCTCAGTTGCCCTCAGGCGGCCGAACACGCTTCACCGGGTGCAACTCCTACAAGAGGTTGTCACCAGCGATGCCGGCTGGACCATGCAGCGCGAGCGTCCCACCTGGACGTTGATTGTCACCGGGCCTAAATTGCGCAATTGGGGATTCGAATGCGCGCGCGGATGGGTTCCCTGGGAGTACTTCGAACACAATAATGGATGCGGCGAATACGCTTGAATAAACTGAGTGACAAGTTCTGGTATTACTACTGGTACTTCTATTTGTGGCTGCAGGAACAGGTTGATTACTTCCAACTCGGGCCGTTAGGTGTAGTTAAATGAATTGCCATCCCATCCTCGATGAGGTACGAGTCACTAGTGAGACCGGTGGCCAAAAGGGTTCTAAGCTCGCGCGCTTCGACCTTATCCCGGCAGAAATCCTCTGGGAGATCGCTGAGCATTTTGGAAAAGGCGCAGCTAAATATTCAGATTCGAATTGGAAAAAAGGCTATGACTGGAAGTACTCCTACGCAGCCTGCCAGCGCCACCTGAATTCTTTCTGGGCTGGCGAGGACATCGATCCCGAGACCGGGACTAAGCACGTTGTCGCCGCAGCCTGGCACTGCATCGCCCTGGCTTGGTTCATGGACAACATGCCGGAATACGACTCGCGTGGCTAACGGCCCCAAGACTCTGATCTATGACATTGAGCTAGCACCTAATGTGGTGTCGGCCTGGTCTCTTTTTAAGCCGATGATCGGCATAAATCAGATCATTGAGTCTTCGCACATCATCTGCTTTGCCTACCGCTGGCATGGCGAGAAACGCACCAAGTTCGCCTCCGAATGGGGCGATGGGTACAGCGACATGATCGCAACCCTGCACGCCCTCTTCGAAGAGGCTGATGTGGTCTGCGGGTACAACAGTGTCGGATTTGACGATAAGCACACCAGGGCGGCATTCCTAACCGAAGGATTAGCCCCTCCAGCCCCCTTTAAGCAGCTAGATCTCTACAAGGAGATTCGCCGCCAGTTCAACTTTCCGAGTCGCAAGCTGGATTACATCTGCCAGCGCTTGGGGCTGGGGCATAAGGTGGCACACACCGGCCAAGAGCTGTGGAATGAAGTCCTGCGGCCCTCCAGTGAGCAGTCGGGCAAGAAGGCCCGCGCCCTTATGGCCAAGTATTGCAAGACCGACGTCGACTTGACGGTTGACCTGTATGACCTTCTTTACCCATGGCTCAAGATGCCGATTAACGCTGGCTTGTTTGTTGACGACAACGAGCCGGCGTGCCCCCACTGTGGCCATGCTGTACAGCGCCGGGGGTGGGCATATACGACAAACGGACGTTATCGCCGCTACTACTGCCCGGACTGCCATGTGTGGTCGAAGGGCAAGACCGGGGATAAATTCGCAGAATTGAGAGCAGCATGATCCAGACCTATGTCCAAAGAATATAACGACCGCTGTGATAGGCCGCTGCGTGAACAATATGCCGCACTTGAGCAGCAACCCCTCCAGGTTATTGCTGGCCCCATGCCCTGGAGCACGGGGCAAAGCCTGTGACTGACGGGATTGCATTGCCGACACCAAACTGGTGGGCTTACGTGCCCTGGCGCGACATCATCGATCACGTCGAGGCCAATAGGCCCGGTAGCCTAGCCAACAACATCTCCCGCGAGAACGCGAGGAAGATTCTCGGTGGGTAATCCCATTGCCCGCCAGACGCTAGATGGCCCATGGGAATCTGACTATGCCCGCATGATCGGCGGTCCCATGCCCATCGTGACCGGCTACGACGCAACGATACAGGCCGCGGTCGACGGATGGACATACATATTCGATGGCGCCGGCAACTATCTAGGCCGTAAGCGCACCAACCCCGCCTGGGCGTTCGCCCATGGGGATAACTCCTGGGTTGATGAGATCCACGATTATGTAGGAGAAGAAAGTGACGACGCTGTTTCCGCTCGATCAGGAACAGAACGACAAGCTTCTCCTACAGGAAGCTCAGCGTAAGCAAGATTTAATAGACTTCGCCACTCGGCGATTTGCACCTCATCTGGTTGACAAACCCGATGTCCGACTAATCAATTTGTACTCCACGAACGCATCCCTGCGGAAGGAGATCCGCGCCCTATGTGGCGACCGGATAATTTGCGTGGAACATGTGGTGGCCGCGACCGGGCGTAAAGACCGCAATGAGATGGTGCAAGAGGGCATGTATCTGGATCTGCCTCAATCGGCGGATCTGGTTGCCACCAAGTCGGCGTTGAACACAAAGGTGGAATGGTTGGCAGCGCGTTTAGGTGCGTTGCCAATCGTTCTGCCTGAAGCCACTAACTACCTCATGGCACTTCTGGAAAAGAAGCACGTCCTGACGATTGTCGGGGGCGAGCAATCAAGAAGCTGAGTCGACTAAAGGTGTCATGATGGATAACTATTACTACTGCTGGTATCCCATGCGGGTGCTGCCGTATCAGGTTCTCACCCCATCCCTAACCATGTCGGGATGCCAATGCGGACTAGGCAATGGCCAGCCCGCAGCGCGACTCTTCGCGACGTCTCTAACGGCCGAGCAGGAACTGATCCACACCCAGTACAAGGGTGGTATCAGCATGGAGGAGGATTTCTATCCGGAGACTTTGACTGCGAACTTCATCGCCCCCGAGGCTGCCGCGGTTATGATATTCGGCATCTGGATCCACCCCAAGGCTTATCGCAAGGGTTCCGTCTACTTCGGCTTCTACGAGAAGGTCAAACGCACCCCTCCTATCGCCGGCCGGCTTCTCGACTCTTCACTCAATGAGGTTATTGAGCTTGATCCATATTCACCGCTGGTCTAAGTGGTCTGTGCCGTTTCAGCGGTATGACCTGATGTGGAAGTCGAGTCGACGCTGTCGCAGGTGCGGGAAGGAACAGGTGAAACTGATATGAGTGATCTTCGTGCGCGCCTCGCGGACGCACTGTGGCATCAGTGGGTTCCATCCCATGTCGTGTACGGCAGTGATGAGCCGGTCGGATTCCGCTCTCTGTGTGAATGGTCAGAATCCGTTGCCGATGTGCTGTTGTCGTTACCCGGCATCGCCATCCTGGACGAACAAGGCATCAAGACCGTCAACAAAGCCGCATCCGTCCTCGCGGGACACATAGGCGGCGATCTGTCACGCCGACTCAGCGCACTGATCGCGGCTAAGGAGGTTAATTGACCGACGCTCATGAGCAAGAGGTCACGCATCACTACACGATGCACTACCCCGAACACGAGCCGCGCGAGCACGATCCCCACTACCACGATTTCGAGGCCTACCGGCGCCGCACAAAGGCGACCGCGGTGTGTGCCATAGGTGAGTGGCGGAAAGACTTCTCGGGCTGTCGGGGGCCGCTAGAGCTGCATCACGCGCACATCGAGTTCGCCCTGCAAAACGCCGTCGACTTAGCCGTCCTGGAGGCGCACTATCCCGGTGTGTCCAATCCGGACGAGGTTGGCGAATGGGTGGAGTCCGCGGCCAACCTGGAATGGCTCTGCCAGTTCCATCATCGAGGCCATGGCGGGGTGCATGTCGCGTCCTCTAGTGACTTCGAAGCCCAGAAATTCATCGAGGGACTAATCAGCTAGGACTCCGCATGGACAAGTCATCGATCCCCTACTGGGTGGGTCTGCGTAACCAAATCTCTTACCGCGCCCACCAGCGTCGCGAGCCTATTACTTGCGCCAGCGGGGAAGAGACAACGTCCTACCTTGACCTCAAGAGCCTATTCACCCACAGCGGTGCGATGCTGCATCTAGCCGAGGCTATGCGTATCTATCGCCGCCAACTGGGCATCCCACTCCCCACGGCGGTGGGTGGGCCGACAATGGGCGCTGACTTCATGGCGTTCTCCATCGCTGTCGCACAGGTGGGCATTGACTGGTTCTCCGTGCGCGACAAGCCCAAAGATCACGGCCTACAGAAGCTGATCGAGGGCGCCGAGCTTGACGAGTTCGACAAAGGTCGTCCTCGTGGATGACGTGGTCTCTACTGGTGCTTCACTCATGCGCGCCTTCGATGCCGTATGGGATACCGGCGCTGAGATCCTAGCCGTCATGCCTTTAGTGGACCGTGCCGGCGTGGCCGATACGTCTTTCCGCGAACGAGGGGTGCGCTATCACCCACTGTTCACCCACCATGAGTTGGGAATTGATCCGCTGTAATGGATCACAAAGAGATCGCCGAAGCCCTTCTAGGCGCCAGCGACGTGTGGGCTCATGGCGGTATCGCACCGGATGGCCGACCACAAGCCTGGCCTTCAGCCCTCACCCACGCCATCCTGGCCCTGTGTGACCGCCTGGACGCCTTGCCGGCCGTCATCGCCCTAACTGATGCGGAAGAGTGCGAAGAGGGCCCAGAGGACCGATAAGACGCCTTACGTCAGGCCTCAGGGAAGTGAACCGAGAGCTTTGCGCGCCCGTCCTGCGCGGCCTCAACGATGGCGTTCCATTCCGGCTCGGGGACGTCGTACCTGCTCCCGTCCGTGAAACGGACCTCGACATCCCCGTTTCCGCGCCCGATGGCGTAATCGAAAACCTTCATGTCATCTCCCTGTCGAAGTGCCGATAATCAAGCGGTCTTATGTCGTCTGTTCGGGATGCCAGGCGGCGATGTTGGCGCGCACAGCGCGGTCACGCGCCGCCAGCGCATCGTTGTATCTCTGTCGAGCCTCATCGACTTCATGCTGCGCCGCTAGCAGGTCAATTAGGGCAGCATCGACTGCCGCATTGGCCTCTAGGCGTTCACGCCAAGTGCGCTCTTTCAGTGTCTCGCTCATGTTGACCCTTCTGCCGATAACTGCACGGTCTTATGTCGGGCTCAGCGGCTTGACGTTGGGCAGCGCGTAGTACGGATATGCGTCGAACGTGTCGCAGTCGTCCAGCTCGTCATCGTCGGCGTCAAGGTACTCGCGGGACTCGTCAAACTCCCACTGGAAGATGCCGTCGTCGTTGAAATAGCCGTGGTCGGTGGCGTGCCCGGCAGAATGCTTTGTCCCGATGCGCCCGAACTTGTCCGCGAACGCGGTGCCACTGGGAATGTCCTCGAAACGGCGGTAGTCATAGTCAGCCATCTTGGTTCTCCTTGTGATTTGTTAGCCGATAACGTTGCGTTTATGAAATCCGGTGTCGTCTAACGGCAGGACGTCGGGCTCTGGACCCGAAGGTTGGGGTTCGAATCCTTGCACCGGAGCCACCGCTGGCAGTCGGCACACGGACACCGCGCCGGCCAGTTGGGACACCGCGGGGCTGCTACCTCCATGAGTTTCATTGACACATCCTTTGCACTGTCGGAATAGACATACCAATAGCTTCTGCAAGCTCTTCGTACGTGTGTCCCGATAACTTCGCTTCCTTGACCGCTTCATTGAGGCCAGCTCGGGTATACGAGGCTTTTTCAGCCTGTTGCTGCCAGATCTTCGCTAGGCGACGCACGCGGGCAAGATGATCCATCACTGCCCCACCAGCGTCAGCAGCGTCACGCGCTTCCACCCCATCGGCTCACACGCATACGCTGTTTCGCCGATCACCACGACATCCCCAACCGAGAGGCTGCGGTTACCGTTCCTGCGGTATTCCTGCGCCCAGGTTGTCCCAGGATCGTCTTTGTTCAACTGACTGAATACGATCTTCAGCAGCATCTCGATATGCCCACACGCGGGCAATGAGGACTGGAAAACGATGGCCTCAGTCAGATCGTCACCAGCCGTGTACCCACGAAATGCTGCGGAGTTGTTCAGCAGAACTTTCACTGTCGCTTTGTCGCCCATCAGAGTCCAGCCTCCAGGATCTCCCCGGCCACCTTGGCAATCCTCTCGCCATGCTCGTCGGTGGCCTCGCAGTGCATCAGCACATAGGACAGGTAGTCCAGCTCTTGATTCATGTCGAACTCGACGCCGGCCATGCCCGCGGCGAAGATGGCGACTGAGTGAGCCTCGACCTCATGCAGATCCTCGTTGGCCACCTTCTGCGCCAGCGCAGGTAATGCCGCCCACATCTCTTCGACCGTTTCGGGGAACTTCATGGTGTGCCCGAGCAGTATATGCGCCATCTCGTGCATGGCCACGAATTCGGGGTAACGCTCCTGCGGGTCTATCGCCACTTCTCGGCCGATGCTGTACCCGCGTGGCTCTCCTTCCATGGGTCGATAAGGGACTGGCGTGATGTCCAGCCTTTCCATGGCTTTACGGATATCCCATTTTGGTTGAGTCATGCTAGTCCTCCTTATACTGAGGGTTGGTAGTTTAGTGAATGACGTCAGCTTATCACGTGTGATAAGTGAGACACAAGACTTATGCCCGACTGAAAAGTACCGACTCCAATGTTTTGCCGACTCGCCAATGCTATTCAGTTAATGCGCTGTAGCCAGAAATTTTACGGGCCAATTTTGCGCCGATAGATCCAACGATCCCCCACCCGCTGCCACTCCAGGACAGCGGCAGACAGTGCGCGGCAGCCCGCGAAATGCCACCCATCCGTACGCCTACAGTGCTGACACATCTACGAAATTCCTGCCTTGGCCAATACCATCTGAATGGTGCCCACGCCGAGACCGGTGGCGTCACGCATCTCTCGAAACGATGCGCCGGCCTGCCTGGCGTCACACAGCAACTTGTTGACCTGGGCGCGCTCATCGTTGGCCGCGGCCACGGCCGAACGCCAGGTCTGGGTACGCCCACGCAACCGCGACAGAATCGCATCCACCTGGTCGAATTCGTCCGAAACGGTCATCAGCCACACTCCTTGGTCACACGTCCACAGCGGACTGCTGTATGCACCCCGTGATCCGATTTGACCACATAGAAGCCGTTGCCGGTCTGCTCGACTCGCCCAAACGTGCGAACGCCATCGCGTTCCCGTACCCACGAGACGCGATCACCGCGGTAGATCCTATCCGGGCTCTCCATGCGTACAGTATACGTACGCTCGTTTGTTGTGTCCATACCCTGATTTCCTAGTTGCTGTAGCGAAAATTTTTGTAGCGGAAATTTTTAGCCGGCCAGCTCCGACTCGGCCCTCTCCACCGCCTCCTGGTAGGTGAGGCCCAGATTGGACTGGTACATGCAGACCAGCGCGATAAAGCGTGTCGAGTCGTTCACGTCCATAGCTCCTTAGCAATCTTCAATGCCTCACGCCGCACTGTGGCAGGAATCGTGAGGCCCCGCGCGAGTATCCGCCACCCGCTAGGCCATAGGGACACGCTGAATTCCTCACGCCGGCCGGATTTATGCGTGGCGACAAAATCCACACTGGGGATCGTTCCCCACTCCGCGCCGGTAACGTGCAGTGTCCAGCTCATTTACTCACCTCCTAGTCTCAGTGGCATTAGACCGCTCACCTGTTTAGATGAGCGATGTAATGTCACTCAGATGATTCAATTTTTCGTAGCTCGTAGGGCTCTACGGTGAACTGGTCTCGGCCAGATACATTCTCAACAATGGGGAGCCCGGCATCTGGGTCAAATCCAACAAGTTCTACGGTTAGAACCTGTCCCACTTCGTAGCGCTCCGTGTCGCGCTCTGTTGCGATGAAGTGATATAGCTTCATTTCACTGTCCTTACTACTTGTAGTGATGTAACTCCGTAAGGCTCACTAGACACGTAGTGAGCCAAGCGCAGTCACAAGCGCGCCACTGTGGCTATTACTTTCACGTCACCATTACGCCAGACTCTCGAATAGACGTCTCCCACGCGTTGCGGCTGATCTCCCACTAGGATCAATCCGAGACTCCGCGCATACTCGCGCGCCAAGCCTTCTGATGCCCGTATACCAGAATTGAACGCATATTTGCTTGCCTCGCCGACTAGCTCGATTTCGTCGCCGCTGACCCGCTCAAGAGTGACATTTACAGTTGAACGTTTCATCAGTTGTAACCTCCTACATAAGAACCGTTGTCATAGGCGTTAGGACCCGTTGCGAAGTCGGCGAACTTAGTCCGCTGCACTGCCCGGTCACTGTGGCGCTGATGTAAATGCTTACTCACGGGCAAATAGCTGCCAGGATCCTTATCCCAATCGCTTCCGTGAGGTTGACCGGAGCAATCGATCTGTCCGGTATACAGGTTGATTTCGCAGCTATCGGGATATGTGATACTTCCGTCGCCGTGACGATAGCCATCGCTAGGTTTCCATGGCTCGCACGGCCATTCTGCGAATAGCACGCCGCCATCGTCATAGCAGCCGGCAGGAGCATGGTTGGCATTGTTCGGACCACAGACACGGTTACCGTCGTCAACGCACGACCAGCACGGTTCATCTTCCATGCATTTAGCCGTGATGGTCCCGTGGTGGGTCGGAGCTAATCCGAGTGCTCCTACTGCCAGTGCGACACCAATTGCTTTAATCACTGTCATCTCCCGAATGTGTTTGCATCCATGCAGCGGAGTCCGAGACTTCTAACTCCGCTCCCACGTCGTCTATCAGGTAGTGATAGAACCTGCTAAGTAGCGCGGGCATGACTCACCTGTACCAGTACGTCACGCCGTCATATTCGACGCTGGTGTAGTCCATTCGCAGCTCGCGCGCGGCACGTTCCCAATCGATGCAATTGTGTGGCCACTGCTCCGCGCCGGTAATCGCCCCGATGTCCTCTGCCAACTCTTGCGCGTAGTCCTCGAAATACGAGTCGCGAATCAACGTGACCGGGTACCAGTCACCGCGCCATTGCTCATCGCCACCGTTGCCGCGCAATTCGTCTAGCAGCGCAGTAAGCTCGGCGTATTCCTCGTGATCATCTTCGTGACCCTCGTATTCCGCGCCGGCAGACCCGTCGACCACAGACCCGTTTGACGTCTCTTCCAAGTACTCGACGCGTTCGATGATGTCTCGGACATCGATGATGTCTTCATAGTTGTCGATTCCCATTGCCTTCTCTCTTCCCTGAATTGTGTAGGTTGGTAGTCCTATCCCTAGTGTAAACCCGTACAGTACCCGTACGCAAGGAGTAATTTGATTCACAGCGAACCATCAGCAATCGATTGCCTAGAAAAGCGTCTGGAGCTACTAGAGCACCCGACAGGCCCGGTCAAGCTGGTACAGTTCCACCACAACAGTCCCCAATTGCAGAAGCTCCGCAGACACATCGCGGAGGCAATTGTGATTACGCTGGAATCTAACGGCTACGTGGTGAAGAAACGTGCGAAGTAAAGACGTCCAGCTCCGCACTATCGAGGTAGCGAAGAAGCTATGCGAATACGCTGGTTGCTCTGTCTCGGCCGAACATTGCGCCGATGACACGGTTAACCTCATCATTACCGTGACAGGTACTGATGACCATGCCGGCGATCTACTACAGGCTGCGCTGGCGGCGCGGGATGCCTAGTTAAACCCGACTCTCCGCCATGCGTAGACGGTCGTCACGCTGGGTTATGCGGCGACCTACGACTAGATCGTCATATCCACGCGCGACCAGCTCGCCATGCAGTCCCGCGTATTCATACTCGCGAGCTGGCACGGTGGTGTAGTACCAGTCTTTAGAGCATGCGCTATGCTGGCCCAAGTGCGCGTAGCAGGTCATTTCGCGGCCGTTGTATGTCGCGGCGATCTGCGGAAAGACTGCTACTACCTCGTTGGCCGCTTTGTCCTTGCGGAAGATAACTTTAGTGCTCATCGCGCCATACTCCTCACTGCGTTCTGCGCTGATTCCTTAGTAAAGTAGTGCTGACGTAACCGATGCCCATTCACCACTACGGCATAGACTTGTGGGCGGATCTCGATGACCATCACATTCCCCTACCTACGGTTACAGACTCGGTAACATCCTTTACCTCGGACCATTCCCGCTCGACAACGGAATCTGTTACTAGAGTCGCGTTACCGATTTCCCACTCAAACTCTTCCGCTAGCTGTTCGTCATCTGACGAGTCGTAGTCGCGCCCGGGGTGGACAGCGCGAAGTAGCGCTAGCACCTCTTCGCGGGAGAACTCCGAGTGTAAGACTGTGGTCAACTCGCGGCGGACTGTGAATGTCGACATGACTTACCCCTATCGCGTAATGGTTGTCTCGCTCATGCCTCTATCGTACGCCTACTGTACGGCAATGTGAATACCTCACGCATAAAAAAGAGAGCCGGATTGCTCCGACTCTCTTGGTTCCTACCTCCCTCCTTATCGCCCCAACTCCCGGTCTAGCCGCTCGGCTACGGCGTTTAACCCGCACTCGTAGCAGGTGACGTAATCGTTCTCGCTGCTGTCATACCATTGGCGGTCAGTACTCGCGTCCTCTGCGCTGTCCGCGTCATAGTTGGCGTAGTCAATATAAGGCTGCACGAAATGCTCCTCGCATAACGTCGCCTCTGACATCGCCGTGCCTTGATCCGTGATCCGTGAGTACTGTTTCACGATTTGTCCTATCTCCTATCGGCTAATGGGTTCGTTGTCCAGCTGGTTTAGGTAGTCCCCTACCGCTAATGCCAGTCCGATACCAGCGTTAGCCGTGTCTAATCCGTGCGCGTCGCGGGCTTCGACGTGGTTAAACTCGCGTAATGCTTCCCGTAGCCGCCCTAATGCGTCCATGGTGCCCTCCTAGCTGGGTTGGTAATTTCAGTGTACCCCTACAGTACGCACTCACACAATAGGAATGTCCCCATATGCTTCCCAATGTCAACAATAGTTCCAGCACACGAGCGAAGGTATTCAAGAACGCATCCAACACCTGGACCGGCATTCACCGATACCTAGGCGCCCGAGGGTTCGACACTTGGCGTGAGGCGATGAAATGGGCCACTATCAAATTAACGCTGGTCAATTGAAGCGTCCCCCTAGACCCTGCACAGTGTGCGGACAGCCCGTATACCGACAGGCCCGTTGTCGCACCCATTACAAGCAAGCGGAGAAGCGTCGTGGGAATAGCTCCGAACGCGGATATGGGTCTCGACACGAGAGAATGTTCCGCCGTCCCGTCCTAATGCGGGATCCAATATGCGTAATGCAGGACTGCGATGAACCATCCGTACACGCAGACCACTACCCCTACACCCGTAGGCAGCTAGTGCGTATGGGCCTAGACCCTGATGACCCACAGTACGGGCGTGGACTCTGCACCCATCACCACAACCAGTGGACAGCTAGCCAGCCCCGTACCTAGAGGGTTGCATGGTGTATCTATCTGCATTACATTCCCACCACTATGAGCGGTAGAGAGCCGTCGACCACCCGCGTTGTCGTGCTGGTATGAGCTAAAGAGAGCCGCTGTCCCCCTTGACGTTTGGAGGGGAGGGGGTGGGTCGAAATCCCTGCAGTGTCATAAGCGGGGCGACCGTTCCGGTTCGATCCGTGTCGAAGCACGTAATCCGTTCTTGTGCAAGGGTTTTCGGAAAATAATCCAAACCCAGCTTCCCAAAAACCTCACCCCGAAACACTAAGCAGTGCAAGGGTTTTCGATTAACGCCAACCAAGGACTCCTCGACTGAAATGCGTAGACTGCGGCGTTGACCTGGAGCCGCATCAAGGGCGTGGCCGGCCGCGTAAGCGCTGCCCATCATGCTCCCCACCAGGTCGTTACTACGTTCCCACGACAAATCGCGACCAGGCAATTTGCACCTTCTGCTCCCGGTCGTTTGAGGTGACGTCGCGTCGTGGTCCGATTGCTTTATATTGCTCACGCGCATGTCGCATGGCCAACCTTTACCGAAATCGCACCCCTAACAGGGAGTGTTCCCATTGCGGGGTCGTGATACCGGTTGGATCCGCTCAAAGGAGATTCTGCTCCAAGGATTGCCACAACGCTTCGATGCGAAAGGGCTATCCGGTCACGAACTGCGAGACCTGCGGCATAAAGATCATCTCGGGAAGTTCGCAGCCCATCCGTTTCTGCGATGCCCACAGGCCGCCCGACTCGGCATATTCCCAAAGACGCCGCGACTTGATTAAGGGCGGCGAGCGCATCGATCCTGTCGAGGTGTTCGAATCCGACGACTGGACGTGTGGCGTCTGCGCCGGCCCGGTCGATCCGGAGCTTAAGTTCCCCGACCCCATGGCCGCGAGCCTCGATCACATCATCCCCCTATCCCGGGGTGGCGAACATGTCAGGTCAAATGTCCAGTGCGCTCACTGGATCTGCAACTGCCGGAAGTCCGCAAAGGTTGCAGCCTGATCAGTCACGACACAGCGTCCCGCGGTAGCTGCTCTTCCTTGTAGCCGCAATGGCCACAAGTCACCATAATGAGGTCTGCAGCGCTGTCGTAACTGGCCTTATGGGATCTGCTCTCACACTTGGGACAGAGCCACCAGCTCGAATACATCTCCATCGCTTTGGTAAATCCGCCTTATGTCGCCTTAGATTGCTTGATTTCGAGTGCTTGACGTAGCCGCCAGGCGTTCGCCAAGTGCCGCGCCGACAGACCATCCTGGTAGGCGATCTGGCGCTCTAGCTGATCCTGTGGCCACTCGGCCATACCCTCGATAACCTTGCGCTCAAAGGCGCACTGCTCGTCATCGCAGTCATAGGCGGGACCGGGCACTGACACCTGACACGATGTGCCGTCGATGTCGATAACGTGGCTGTGGAAGTCAATCTTGCTCATGGTGTCCTCTCTGCCGATAACGTTGCGAAATCGACATCACGCCAGCACCGCTGTCCTGACCTGATGAACCCCACCACAGCTCCACCCATCCCGCTCATACCGCCATCCCCGCTGCCGCACGACCGCGTCCGCGTCTTCCTCACAGACTGCGTCGACCACCTGCACATGTGTACATGGCTGCGCCACCTCCCCGCGATGGCCGCGTCGACTCACGGTCTTGTCGCAGGTGTAGAGGTATCTGTTGATGACTTGTCTGGGCATTCTTTTCCTTGGCGTGTAGCTCAATGGGCAGAGCAGCGGATTGTTAATCCGCCGGTTGGAGGTTCGAATCCTCCCGCGCCAGCCTGTAGCCGTCGAGATAGGGCTCCAGTGGCATTGAGAACTTGAGATGGACGACGCCGAGGTAATTGCCGACTTCGTCATAGACCTCGCAGAAGCTGTACATGCCGTCGAGGTGGTCGAATTCCACCCACCCGTCCGGATAGTCCCCAGGGCATAGCCCATGGATCTTCGGCCGCGGATTCTGCCGCTGCGGTAGGTCGCTTAACTGCATGATAGATCCTTCACGCCAGTCCCCACTCAAAGTCGGATATGCGTCGCTTGAGGCGCCAGTTCCACCACCGCACGGGCGTCCAGAATGACGTGGGCGGCGCACAGCCGTCAGTGTCGAATGCGTACAGGTACCGGCCGCACTCGCAGAGCCATATGCTCCCCAGCGGACGGTCGGGCGGATCGCAACGATGCCTCTTGCCCGCTACGTACACGTCAGTCATACGTACTCGGCCTCTCGCAGTGCTTCGAAGACCCGATCAGCGTCGGGAACCACCAGCTCGTTCAGTAGGGTGAGGATGCGCTCGTTGATGGGCGGGGCGTCGGCCGGCCAATGGTCGGTGGCGTTCTCCATCAGGGCCTCGTAGATGGTCTGCCACGCAGGATCGTCCTGATATTCGGACAGCTCCTCACTGGCGTCTCTCCTCTCGGCTAGACGGCTCTGCCAGTCCCCCAGGCCCCACCATTGCGGATTTGGGACGATATCGCCCATAATCCCTCCCTAACCTCACTAAACTCGGCGCAAAGCGCCCTAAACCCCCCCGAATCCTACTGTACCCGTACGCAGGGTGTCCATAGCCTCTACGCTGACTGTTCTAGTTCGCGTGAGGGATCGTGGTTGTGAATTCCGTAGTCACGCAGCATGGAGGACATGGCCAGGTAGCGTCTGGCGTCACGGAACTGCCGAGCACACGGCTTGGCGAGCCTGTCGTCACACCAGTAGGCGACGACCCGGGCGTACTGGGTGCGAAAGCCCTTGGTGCCGATGATGGTCTGGCCCTCGGCGGCGACCACGGCGACGACATGCTGGGCGCTGTCGCCGTACTGCTTGTTGAGGCATTCGAGGGACAGTGTGGCGTAGATGCCACAGTGGCAACCCTCGCCTGGGGCTTCGTGTTCACCAAGGTGATTCAGCGCCTTTATCAGTGCTGATACCGACTGCGGATCGTCCACGCACTCGGCTTTGCAAGTCCCGTCAGCCCAATGCGATCCCGGCATGGTTACCGAGCACAGGGTCAGTGGATCCGCGGGATTGTCCGCAAATGGATCCCAGGGCTCGGTGCCGAACAGGATGTCGAGCCTTGTGAATGAATTAAAGAATCCCCACCGGTTGCCCGCATCCACCTGACTGGCGGGCAGCGCCCTGAATGTACGGAGCCCGTACCGGGCTACCTCCAGGTCAACCTTTTCCCCAGAGTAGTCACTCATGCCGGCACCGGCTCCTTCTCTGGAACCTTCACGGGTGAAGGTGCGGGTTCGGGTGCTGGTTGCCGAACAGGCTTGGTCGCGGGGAGGACTTCTACCCTGCGTGGATTGGTGCCGATGTCGCCCATTTACGCTCCTAAGTTTTAGTCGGGCTCAATTCCCGTTAATCGTTATCCTACTGTACCTGTACGGAGGTGTCTATATTATGGGCCAACGTGGACCCAAACCGCGGCCAACTCACCTGAAGGTGGTGGCCGGCGAGCAGGAGTCGCGCATCAACCGTGATGAGCCATTACCCACCGAGGGCGAAGTTGTCGCCCCTGAGGGCATGTCAGAGGCCGCAAGGGCTATCTGGGATGAACTGGCTCCAGACCTGATCGACAAGGGCTGCCTCACGCCGTGGGACGTCTACACGTTCGAAGCGTTCTGTCAGGCCGTCGCCCTCTACCGAGAGTGCCGCGACCTGCTGTACGAAGGCCAGTCGGAGTACGGCCGGTTTGTGGAACGCGGTGCGGCCGGCGGTGTTATCAAGTCCCCCTACCACCAGATGATGAGGGACCACGTCGAGACGATGGCCAAGCTGGGATCCCGCTTCGGCTTCACCCCGGGTGATCGTGCCAACCTCCGACTCGACGCCAGTGATAACGGGCCCGCACAGGGCGCCGAGAGGCTACTTAGTTAGTGGCCACCTACCGCTTAGAGGCGTGGCTCAGCCACCCCGAGGGGGACATGGAAGACGAGTTGCAGGATCGCGTCGCGATGGCCATTCGTGGTGCCCAGGTCGGCATCAAAGAGGGTCCGGTGATCTTCCGCATCTACCCCTACGACCCGTCTGACACCGCCGCGTCGCTCTAGCGCCGAGTACACCCTACGTAAGGCTGCGAGCGCGATCCACAGCAGCGAAGTGGTTGTTTGCCTTGACAGTCTCGCGCCATTCGGCAGATGGATTGTGAAACAGTCCAAACTGAACATGCTCCTCGCACAGGCCGCATCGCGTGCAGCGCCGCAGGCTGTACCCATCCCATTCCCACGAATGGAACCACGATCCTTTGTTGTGGGCCACTGTGTCTCCTATGCCGATAACGGGCGCTATGAAAGCTTCCCTACCCGCACAGTACCCGAACTGTGAACATCCATCAACACCCCGAAAGGTGAATATGTCCGTAAACATTGAACAGATCGTCAAGGACATCGAGGACGCGGTTGCCAAGGGCGTCATTGACGTTAAGGCTGTCGAGCCCCTGGTGAACAAGGCTCTTGACATCCTGACCCTGGCCGAGCCCCTGGTCCCCCAGATCGCGCCGGTCGTGACCGTGGTTCGGCAGGTCGAAAACCTGGTGAACGAGGCCATCGCCAAGCTGTAATGGCTGGCCCCTCAAACCGCATCATCCATAAACGCCTGAAAGAACGATTTCTCCAGCATCGCGAAAAGCTGGACCTCCATAAACAGCGAGGTCCAGCTTTCGCTGCTGCAGTCGAAAGGCTTGAGCAGACGATATTCCCAGAGGGGGTGCCGTGCGACGAAGAAAGTACCCTGAGTGCGGATACACCCTCGACGGAGTCACCTGCGTAGAGAAGGGCGAACACTTCTGTGTTCCCCGCGCTAATCGCGTCCAGAGGTTCTTTGAGGAACTTTTAGTACACACCAAGGGTCGTTACGCCCGCAAGAAGTTCATCCTCGCCAAATGGCAGCGTGACGACATTATCCGGCCGCTCTTCGGCAGGGTGGTGTGGTCGGATGAATTCGAATGCTACAAGCGACGCTACGAAATCGCCTGGATCGAGCTGGCCCGTAAGAACGGCAAGACCGAACTCCTGGCCGGCGTCATGCTCTACCTGCTCTGCGCAGACGATGAAGAGGCTGGCGAGATCTACGGTGTGGCCCGCGACATTAAGCAGGCCCAACTCGCCTTCGACGTCGCCGCACAGATGGTCCTCTTCTCCCCCGTGCTGTCTAAGCGCCTGAAGGTCAGCGACTACAAGAAACGAATCTACGATGTCAAAACCCGGTCTTTTTACCAAGTTATCGCGGCTGACGCTAAGTCTGCTCTTGGTAGTAACCCTTCAGGTGTCGGGGCAGACGAAATCCTCGCCTGGCAGTCAGGTGATATGTGGGACTCCCTCCGCACCGGTATGGGTTCAGGAGCGCGTCTACAACCTCTAATGATGGCCAGCACCACCGCTGGTAACGATCCAGAGGGCTTCGCCGGCCAGATGCACAAGAAGATGGAAGCGGCGCTAGAACATCCAGACCTTGAAGAACACCGCCACGTCTTCGTTTATCTGAAGAACACCCCAGAACAGGCCGACCCCTGGAAAGAGGAGAACTGGCCGCTGGCCAACCCCGCGCTGGGTGACTTCCTCACCCTGGAGGGCTTGCGCAAGCAGGCTCATGAGGCACGCACCAACCCCATTGCGGAGATGGCCTTCCGTCAGTATCGCCTCAATCAGTGGCAGTCCTCGACGGTGCGCTGGATGAACATGTTCCTCTGGGACAAGGCGTCCAACCGCGACATCGTCTATCCGGACAATGACTCACTGCTGAACTCTTTCGCCGGCTGCGATTGCTACTTCGGCCTTGACCTTGCAGCGAAGCAGGATCTCTGCTCTATCTGCTACCTGTTCCCCTGTGCCGATCCCTCCTATGGCGTGGACGTTGTCTGGCGCCACTGGATCTGTGAGGCCGGCTTAGAGAAGCTGGACCGCCTCAATAAGGGTCGCTTCACCCACGAATTCGTGGAAGGCAAGTGGCTCACCGTCACTCCCGGTGACGTTCTGGACTTCGAACAGCTCTACGCCGATATCAAGGCTGACTCTCTCCGGTTCACGTTCCTTGGCGGGGACGTCGACAAGCACATGTCCGAACCCGTCATTCAGCGGATCCGGCTGGAAACCGGTATCGGCGTGGAGGATATCTACGCCTACGACAACCAGTTCGCGACGATGTCAGACGGTATGCACCGCGTCTACGACATGGTGACCGATGGCATCTTCCGCCATCACAACAATCCACTGGCGCGATTCTGCTTTGACGCCTGTGAAGCTAAATACAAGTCTTCGGACCCCGACTTGATCATGCCCGAGAAGCCGAATCGAATGCGAGCATCTAAGCGAATCGACGCTGTACCAGCGGCAATCATGGCGACAAATGCCTGGTGGACGAGGGACGGTGCCGTCTATTCGATTTACAACGAGAGGGATGTTCTGGTCCTATGAGACGGCGGCCAATCGTTCCTGTCGCACGATACGGCTGATATTGGATTGGTTAACGCCATACTCGTCGGCCAGCGCATACTGCCGCTCACCCGCTTCGTAGCGTTCACGGATTTCGCGCACCTGGCTATCGGTCAGCTTATTATGGCCACCCGGTCGGCGTGGGGCATTGCGCCCCTTGGCTGCGCGGTCCTTGTTGTTGCCCCCTATGGTTCCGACCCTTAGGTGACCAGGGTTCACGCATGGCGGGTTATCGCACAGATGCAGGATGACCAAGCCCGTGGGGATATCGCCCCTATACAGACGGTAGGAAATTCTGGCGGCGACCTGCTCTCCGAGTAGCCGCATTCTTCCATAGCCCTGACGGTCACGGTATCCGCGCCATTCCCAGCATTCGTCGGGCTCGCCCCGCACGTACTTGGCCTCAAACCTGGCCCGTAACTTTTCCAACTCCACCCCGACAGCATACCACTACTGTACGGGTATCGCACCCTGGAGGGGTATTTGAAAAATTTAATACACAAAAAGCTCCGCGAACGCTTCCATGTCACCCCTCGGGTGGGAATGCAGTTCTCGGGTGTACTCTTATCCGAGGATCGCACTTATGCCGTCTTTGGTGACGTTATCGCCTATCCTGACGATGCTACGCCCGAAAAGGCCGATGGCGACTTATATATTCGCCACGAAAATGTCGCCTACGTCCAAACCGTTCCGGTGAGACATGCGGACGAGTAAGGGCAAAAACCTACCTGTTCGTGTCAGTGGTGGTTCTGTCCCGATTGCCCCCGAGGCGCTTGCTGAACTTCAGCCCATTATCCCCCAAAGCTATTACTACGCAGACTATTTGGGGATGGAGCTGGAGTACCGCTACGCCCTGTACGGCGAGATCTATCAGCGGTCTCCCTGGGTGCATGTCGTTATCGACAAGCGAGCAAACGCTCTTGCCCGCCTCCCCGTCAATGTCTGGGATGTCAACGGGGATACGCGAGAGCTAGACACCCGTTCGCAGTACGCACAACTCATCGCCAACCCGTGCTTGGAGATTGAGGGCGCTCCATACCTGGACCCCTTCCGCTTCTGGCACTGGATACAGACCACCATCGACATCTACGGCGAGGCCTACCTGGCTATTGCCCGCGATGGAAATGACGTGCCTATCGGATTCATGCCGATGCACCCCTCACGCGTGGCGATCCGTCGTAACGCCAAGGACGGTAGCTACGACTACTACTTCCAGGCCGGCTCGGGCATCAACACCGAACTGGTGCATTTCCCCCAGCGTGACGTCGTCCCCTTCCGGCTGTACAACCCCGGCAAGCTTGAGCGCGGTATGTCCAAGATGGAGGCGATTCGCCAGACCATCTTTGCCGAGGATTCCTCACGCAACGCCGTGTCTTCCATGTGGAAGAACGGTGCGCGCCCCAACCTCATTCTGCAGACGCCCAATCGACTGACGGACGTCGGCGCCAAGCGGCTCAAGATCGCCTTCGATCAGGCGCACGCCGGCTCATCGAACGTCGGTCAGACCCTGGTCCTAGAGGATGGCGTCGAGGCCAAGGAGTTCCAGATCTCTGCAGTGGATCTGCAGTTGGTCGAATGCCGCAAGATGAACCGCGAGGAGATCGCGGCCGTCTATGACGTTGCTCCGACCCTTATCGGAATCCTTGAGCACGCAACGTTTTCCAACATCACCGAGCAGATGCGCGGCTTCTACCGCGACACGATGGCCCCGGTCATCGAGTTCATCCAGAGCGTCATGGACACCTACGTCGGATCGTTCTGGTCCCGCAAGAACATCATGCGGTTCGCCACCGACGAGGTGATGCGTGGTGACTTTGAGATGCGTATGGAGGCTGCCCACAAGGGTGTCTCTGTTGCAGCCATCACGCCCAATGAAGCACGAGAACTGTTGGGCTACAACAGATATGACGATCCTAAGGCGGACAAGCTCTATTGCAACTCTGCGATTCAGGAACTCGGCACGCCCGGCGAGGTTATCCGCATGAACACTGAAGCGACCGGGGTTACGCCAGATGGCATCCACCTAGACCCTGGCCCCCAGACCACCCCCGTGCCAGCCCTCGCTCAGGGCAACAGCAGCAAGCCAGGCAAGCCACACTCGATACCCAAGAAGCCACCGACGCCCATTCCGGCCGGTGGTCAATCGGGTGGGCCGCAGCCAAGAAACCAGAACCCCTCATCCACACGCCCCAAGCACTTCCGCGAAGTGAACGCCCAAGTGGGCCGTGGCAGAACCCCCGAAGAACTCAAGGCTTTCGCCCTTGATCTGGCGGGCAAGTACCCCGACGAACTTGAGGACATTCTCGAATCGGTGCGTATGGCTATCGCCGAGCGCGATAAGAAAGGCAAGACAACTTAATAATGCAGGTCTACAGCAAGGCCTTCGCCTCTATCGAAGAGGTTGCAGAGAAGGACTACGGTCCTAACGGCGGTTTCACTGCCATTCTCTCCACCCCCTCCGAGGACCGCGACGGCGACGAACTGTTCCAGGAGGAGTGGAAGGACTTTACGTTCGACCGCTACCCGCTGGACATGGACCACGGCATGTCCGTGGCCGAGACTGTCGGCTCCTTCACGCCGTACTTCGACGGCCAGAAGATGATGATGGACGCCTACTTTTCGTCCATCCCGCGGGCCCAAGAGGTCCGCACCCTCGTGGACGAGGGTCACATCCGCACCGTCTCTGTGGCTTTCATGGTCGACAAGACGAAGAAGAGCGGTGAGAAGAAGCGCGAACTGCTGAATGCCGGCATTGTTGCGATCCCTTCCAACCGGGATGCGGTAATCCTCGCATCCAAGGCCGCCAGCGCCCTCAAGGACGCGTTTTCTGACGCCACCGAGGGTGATGTGCCCGACGAGGTCAAGAAGGCCGTCCTGGACGCTCTGGGCGTCAAAGAGGCTGCGGCTCCCAAGGACTCCGAGGGTGAAGCCAAGGCCGCTGTCTACGTTGACGTTCTCCCCCGAATCGATATGGATCAGTGGGAGAAGTCCATCAACGAGGCCGTCACCAAGGCCGGCGCCACCGCAAGTGGCATCGGCAGCGACGGCGCCCTCGTGCAGGCCATCCACGACGCATCCAGCCACCTGGGTGCCGCATGCCCGGTGATCGAGGTCGCCGACCCCGGCACGGGCGCCAGCGATGGTGCCAACAAGAGCACCGACGACGTCGAGACCAAGGATGTCGACGCCCACCAGGTCGTCGCTGGCCTGGACGCCATTATCGATGAGGCCGTTGACCTTTCGGCCACGGCTGACCGCTCCACGCTGCCCGAGCCCGTTGGGCAGGCACTGGACCTGTTGGTTGGGGCGAAGGAGGCTGTCGCCTCGCTCATGGAAATGCTCGGCATTTTCGACCCAGACGGAGACAAGTCCGTCGATCCCGCAGAGGCTTTCGCGAAAGCCCTGGATGAAGTTTTAACGCCAGACGAATCACCCGCCGAGGCCGCTGCCGCTTCCGATAAGGAACCCGCACCCGCCGATGACGCCGCTGAGACCAAGAAGGCGCAACGAGAAAGAACCGCGCAGCGATACGAACTGCTTGCGCGCACCAAAATCAATTCCTAATAGAAGGACCATAAAAGAATATGCCTACTAAGGCAGAACTGGACCACAAGGGTCGGGAACTCACCGACCGCTTGAAGAATTTCGCCACCGAATTTGAGGCGAATGACTCCATTACCGAGGACGAGAAGGAAACCGCGTGGAAGGCCCTTGAGGGCGAGTTCAAGGCGTGGGAATCCAACATGTCTCGTTGCGAATCCGCTTCGGAGATGGCCGCGAAGCTGGCCAACTGCGGTGAGGCTCTGGACGCCAAGTCCGGCAAGAGCGTTACCAAGTTTGAGGTCGCCAGCCCGATGAGCCGCGCCGGCATCAAGGCCCTGGCGCGCGAGGCCGCGAGCCACGAAGAGTTCGCCGAGGTCTTCGGCTTCAAGGACGGCTTCCGCAAGAAGCTGGACGTCAACGTCATGCTGGGCATGAAGAGCCTGTCGAACGACGCCACCGAGGCCCACAACCTGATGGGTGAAGGCCTGGACGGTAACGCTGGCATCGCCGCGGCTGCCGCGGGTCAGACCCCGTTCCTGGGCGGTACTTTCGGTCAGGGCATTCAGCCCGACTGGCGCCCGGGCATTGTGGAGCAACTGTTCTACCAGTTGACCATTCCGGACCTGATCAGCTCGTTCGCGACGACCGCTCCGAACATCTCGTACCTGACTGAGTCTTCGGACAACATGCAGGCCACGAGCGTGGCTGAGGGTGGGACCTTCCCGTTCTCCAGCATCGAAATCGCTCGCGAGTACGCGCAGATCGGCAAGATTGCCAACGCTCTGACGATCACCGACGAGGCCGTGTCCGACGCGGCCACCCTGTACAACTTCGTCCAGGGTCGCCTGCTGCTGGGCCTGCAGCGTCAGGAAGAGGTTCAGATCCTGGCTGGTACCGGTTACCCCGGTGTCGGCGGTCTGCTGAGCTTCGCTTCGAACTTCACCAAGTCTTCGGCTGGTTCGATCTACGGCGACACCCACGCGACGGCTGGTTCCGCTCTCGTGTTCCCGCCGGCTGGCACCTACGGTGCTGGCGCGCAGGCGATCTCGCTTTCGAGCCTGCCGCTGGGTCGCGTCGTGACCGGTGCGGCCGGCACCTCGGGCGACACCGCGGGCAAGTACCCCGACCCGCTGACGGTGTCGCTGAACCTGAAGGACGTTGCGGTCGATATCGAGTTGGCCGTCTTCCAGTCCCCGACCGCGCACATCATGAACCCGCGCGACTGGCAGTTGCTGGAAACTGCTCAGGACAATAACGGTCAGTTCATGAACACCTCGTACTTCGGTAACGTTTACGGTGTTTCGCGTACCCCGGTCAAGAGCCTGTGGAACATTCCCGTCGTGACGACCCCGCTTATGCCGAAGGGTCTGATCCTGACCGGTTGGTTCGACGCGCAGTCCGTCCAGACGGCTCGCCGTCAGGGCGTTCAGATGCAGATGACGAACTCGAACGAGTCTGACTTCATCGAAGGCAAGATCACCGTTCGTGCTGACGAGCGTCTGGGTCTGCTCTGCTACCGTCCGACCGCCTTCCAGTTGACGCAACTGGTCAAGGGCGCTAACTACAGCGGTTAGTCAATTGGCCCCCGGATGCCCACTTTATTTGGCGTATACCAACTTTGGTGGGCTCCGGGGCCACCGAAAGGAGAGCATTTACCCAAAATGATTACCATAGGCACTACCGCTACCACCCTTGTCACGGCCAGCACCGGCCTGCCGATTATCGTTCGAAATAATGGCCCGTTCACCATCTTCATCGGGGCATCCACAGTCACGGCGGATAATTCGCCCACTGGGGGGTTCCAGCTTCATCCCGGAGAGAGTTACCAGACACCCGTGGTACAAACACCATTCTCGCTGTACGCGGTGACGGCCACCGGGAACTCTTACGCCTCCACCCTGGACGGAGATTCCCTAGCATGAGCTACCCCATCACCCGCGTAGTGGTGAAGGATAACCCGCCACCGAAACGGCCGGTTATCTCGGTTGGGCGTATCTACCCCACCGTAATCAGCCCCGAGCCCGAGACCGTTTTCAGCACCGTGCGCCGCGAAGAGGACAGCGAGGCCGAGAAGTCGGCTGAGACTGAGACCAAGGTGGTTCGTGGTCGGCGTCGGCCGGCGCCGAAGGCTAACGAGGCCGCGGAGTCTAAGTGACGTTCGCAACCCAACTCGCTGAGGCGTTCACCCCCATCGGCGGTGTCTACGACGAGGCCAGCATTTCGCAGGCACTGAGTTGGGCGCAGTCCTTCATTGAGGAGTACTGCAACCGCGGCGACAACGGATTCGATGTAGTCGAGGACGATACCGTCTTCATTGACCCCAAGCCGTATCGCCAGGCGCTCCTGCCCGAGATCCCGGTTGTAAACGTCAGTGAAGTCCAGGCGCTCCTGCCGAGCCAGACTGGTGGCGGAATGGTGTGGACAACCCTCACCAATTACGCCTATGTCAATGACACCGGATTGATCTACGACACCACCGGAGAACCCGGTGTGATGCAGAGTTTCGGACCCACCTGGCCTTGGCTTCCCGGCAGCCTGAAAGTCACCTACGACCACGGCTATGAAACCGTCCCGAAGTCCCTCATCAACGCTGCCGTGCGCTTTGCGCAACAGTACCTGGAGAACCCAACCCTGAAGCTGCAGCGCAGCATTGGTGACGTTAACGACCGCTTCGCCGGCAACACTGGCGGCGTCGGCATCGTGATCGATGCGTTCGATGAGCGCATCCTGGACCGCTACACGCTGATATCTATCGCGTGAGCGAGGTGTTCTTCTGCGACGTGTGTGGGATCAGCTACGAGAAGGACTATCCACACGACCACCGCACTCTCGGGACCTTGAGTCCTGAAGAGGCGCTTGCGTATTGGAATGGGAGAAAGAATGCCCCAGAATCCCGGCGCACTCGCGATCACGTTTAACCCCCCCGGCGATTTCGTCGTAGACAAGTACCACACCGTGCCGGCGTCCGAAGGCGCATCCCCCTTTACCCAGGTGGGTTGCACCAAGCAGCCCATCTCGGTGAGGGACAAGATCGACAACACCGCGTACTCCGAGGCCACACACAAGATCTACACGCCGTACAACACCAATACGGCCCAGATCTCGGCTGAGTGGACGGCGGTCTACAACGGTATCTCCTACCGCGTCATGGGCATTGAGATCACCCCGGATGACTGGGGCCGGATCGACTTCTGCCGATTCATCTGCAAACAGCAGGAGGGCTAATGGCTACACAGCCACGCGATGACCGCGGGCGCTTCATGTCCAAGGCGGCTTTCATGGCCGAACTGGAAGCTTGTGGAGTTCACGCGGCCGACCTTGAGGGCTGGATCGTTGCATCCGCAATCGTGCAGGCCGCCAAGAGGGCCAAGGCCGAAGAGGTCAAGGAATACTGGAAGTCCATCGCCCCCGAGCGCGGCGACAAACCCACACACGGACGCGACGACGGACCAACGGCCTATGGGACGAACTGGCCCGAGGACTACCTCGAATCCATTCAGGTCCATGAGGATCCAGACGGTGTGATCACCGTTGGCTCAGACCTCATCCCGCTAGCCGACTGGCTGGAATACGGATCCATCCACAACCCCGAGCACGGGTATGGAATCCGAGTGCTACAGCACTTTGGAGGTGGCCCCGTTGACGAAGGCGCCCGCATCACCAATGCGTTGTTTATTGGATGATCGCCGCCGACGCTGAGGAACTTGTAGTCGCCTATCTCGCCCAATCATTTGCGAACGTCGGCCTAGACATGCCTAATACGCCCCCGCTGCCCTTCTATCTAGTGAACCGCCTCCCCAGTCCCAGTGACTGGATCACGGATCATGCATTGATATCGGTACACGCCTTCGCGGCCACCCGTACCGCAGCGGCCGAGGCGGCAAGGCAACTGGACGCCGTGATGAACCCTTGGGTGCTTACCCCCAAGCTGTCGTTCAATTTGAGCAATGGCCCAGCCTCCATAGACCGCATGTGCGTCTTGGAGCGGCCGGCTTGGCACAACTACGAGAACCCTAATCTTCAACGATACTGCGGTCGTTACCGCATCGAACTGAGGATGAATCAATCCTCTTGATAACTTAATATTTAAGGACACAACTTAATATGACCACAGGTGAATTGTGGACAGCATTTAATGAGGTCGACAGCAACAACATTCGTAAGTGGCTGTATGGCTCTGTGCTGGTCCGCGACTGGGACCCCTCAGGTACCACCTCCCTAGAGGGCTTCACGCCCTTCGAAACTGACGGCAGCCTGAAGTCGACCCTGTTCGACGCTGACAACCCCGGCGGCCCCTGGTTCGACATCGGCGCCATTGACGTCAACGGTGTGGACTTCACGCCGCGATACAAGACGTCCGACACTGACATCTGGCAGAACCGTTTCCCGCAGCGTACTGACGTTGACAGCGACGGTGAAGACATCCAGGTCGTCTGCGCCGAGACCAACGAGGTTGCGCTGGCGCTGTACAACAACCTGCCCCTGGTGGACGTGCCCGGTACCGGTGCCAAGTCCATCCTGAGTTCGGTTGGTGCCGCGGACTTCCGCGCCACCTACTCGCTCATTCCGCAGATCATCTACCGCCAGATGCTGATCCTCGGTGTCGACGGTGAGCTGTCCAACCCGATCTATGTTGCCGAGCTTCGCCCGCGCATCTCAATCACCAAGCTGGACAAGCGTCAGTTCAACGCCAAGAAGGCGGATGAATTCGGTCTTTCGTTCGGCACCTACCCTGACCCCGCCTCGGGCTTCGTCAAGGACGCCGTCTATGGCGGGCCGGCCTGGCTGGCGCTGGGTGGTCCGGTGACCCTTCCGACCGTCAAGACCGTTACGGCTACCGCCGTTGCGGGTGGCAAGGCGACCCTGGTGTTCGCTCAGCCGACGTCGAAGAACTCGCCCTTCACCTACTCGGTGAGCCAGACCACCAGCTCCACGACGACCGCAGTGTCGGATTCGGATCTGACCACGTCGGTTGCTTCTGACGGGACGGTCACCCTGACCGTTTCCGGTCTGACCGCCACCGATGAATACACCTTCACGGTGACCGCGACTGGCGCCAACCTGACGACCGCCGAATACACGGTGTCGAACAGCGTTACCGCCCTTTCGTAACAACCCATGAGAAAGGCCCCGCAATGTGTGCGGAACCGTATCAACGGAAGAGCACACACCGGGGCCTTTCTTCTATCCACATAGGAGAACTACATGGCCGAACGGCCGCAGAATTCACTTGCAGAACGTCGCCAAATGGGCCTGGAAGAGTTTCGACAGCAAGTCATCGAAGCTCAATCACAGCTCGCCTCCATTCGCTTGGAAATGCCCAATGAAGAGGTGTTCGAAATCCCCCACCCCATGCTGATCTCTGACGACGCGCAGAAGCGCCTGGAGATCGTGCAGTCCTTCCAGGATCTGGATAGGGACCGTAAGAATCAGATTGTGGACCCTCCACAGATCGATGGAAAGCCCGCTGAGCCGTTGCAGATCCGCATCGCCAGGGCACTCCTGGGTGAGGAACAGCACGAGAAGTTCATCGCGGCCGGCGGTCACTCCAATGATGTGACCCTCGCCTGGCAGTACCTGTCCCAGGAGCACCGGGCAAGGGCTGAAGCTGACCCAAAATAGTCGAAGCCGTTATCTACATGCGGCACTTCCCCCGAGAGATTGAGGCAGACTTACTCTTTCGGGGGATCGACATCTTCGACTGGCATCAAGGCCGGATGTCCAGTCGCCGGCTCCTGGTGCTTATCCGCGCACTGGAAGCCGATCACAAATCCACCTATTGGCGTGAACGCAACGATTGGGACTGGAACGAGGAGGAATACCTCCGCGCAGCCATTGTCAATGAGATAAGACTGCTGCGAGCCGATCAGGCTGCCATCCATGCCCAGCATGACATGAAAATCGACATGGTTTCCTCACCCGCTCAGAGGAAGGCCGAAATGGACCTGGCTGAGCGCACGCGTCAAGTTCGCGAACACATCATGAAACAACTGAATCCAACTAAATAAGGAGCGCCGATGGCCGAGGGCGGCATCTTTCTTGACATTTTGGCCAGACTCAACATGGCCTCTGTCGACCGCGTCCTCGCTGATGTCAGAACCATCATGCGCGACGCAGGTGCCAAAAGTGCCCGCGCCTTCGAAGAGGGTTTCAGGCTAGACGCGGCCACCAGCCAGTTCAAGGAACTAAGCGCTGCAGCCGATTTGGCTTATCGGGATATGCAGCGTGGCCTAGCCGATCTGCAGATCCAAGAAGCCCGAGTCAACGAGCTTCGCGCCCGTAACTTCAAGGCCAGCACTGACGCCATGATCTCGGCCCAGCGGGACCTGGATGCTGCCATTGCCAACTCGATGAAGCTCATGGAGACGGCGAATGCCCGTGCTGCAGAGCAGCGAGCGGCGGCGGTGACAGCGGTTCCGACCCGCGGGCGCTCCGGTGAAGAACCTGAACGCCGCGGGCGTAGTCAGGCCATCCCAATGTCGCGTGGTGCCAACATTATTGGTGCCGGCGCGGCGATTGGTACGGCAGTGGGCGTGGCCGAGGGTGCCCGGGTCTCTGCAGACACCTCACGGAATATGCAGCAGGTCAGGGCATTCCACCAGGACCCCACCCACACCCAGGACTACATAAACCGACAAACCCAGTCGATCTACCAGATGTCCACCCAGGTGCCGTATTCGCCGCAGGAGTTGTCGAAGGTCTATCAGGACATCGAGAACCACGGCTACACCGGCCAGGCCGCCCTGGACCTTTTGAGTACGGCGGCGAAAACCGCTGTGTCCACCCAGGCGGATCTAAAGGACACGACGGACGGTTTGATGACCACCGTCAAGGACTTCGGGGTACAGGCGCAACTTCAGAGCACCAATCTGGATGAGTACAAGAAGGGCCTGGAAGACCTGAACCAGATGGCCGGCCAGCTTGTCGGTACATTCGGTCAGCTCAAGGGTGTCAACCCCGATGAGTTCTTCCGGTCACTCGGTAGTGTTGAGCCGACAGCCATGAAGTACATGGCGAACCTGTCGGGCCCCGCGGCTTCCGCTCAGGTGAACTCGGCACTATCCCTCTTGGCTCAGGTCGGTATCGGCCCAGAGCAGGGCTCCCACAACGTTTCTCGGATCATGGCCCAGTTGGGATCCATCCCTCCGGGTAGCAAGATTTACAACATGCTCGGGCAGTTGGGCGTCAAGCCCGAGGATATCGTCACCACCACTCGTGATAAGGGTATCTTCGCCCCGCTGCAGATGATTCAGGGTGCCATCGCGTCCAGAACTAACGACGCTGGCATGGTCAACATCGGCTGGCGGTACAACAACCAGCAGGTGTCTGAGCTGGAGCAGCAGGGCTACCAGAACCTGAGCCCCGAGGGTAAGGCGTTTGTCGACTCCCACCCGGAGATCAGGCAGGGCCTGGCATCGAAGATGTCACTGCGCAAGGCGCTCAAGGGTACAGACCTTGGTGCCGGCGAAATCGGCGATATCTCCACCCTGGCCCAGTGGTACTCAATGTCCAACGGCCCCAACAAGTTCACCAAGCAGGGTGAGCCCACCGAGGTCACCCCAGGGCAGGTCTACCAGATTCTGTTCGGTACCGGTGACATCGCCCGTACCGGTGCGATCCTGGGTAACAGTGCCCAGGAAGGCCAGCAGGTCGCAGACCAGCTCACCAAGACTGGTTCAGATGCCCTGAAGAACGCCTTCAAGGACATGATGTCCCAGCTTCCCGAGCAGTGGAAGCAGTTGGGGGCGTCGCTACAGTCCCTGGCGGGTCAGATGGGTCAACACCTGCTGCCGGCCCTCACTCGCTTTGTGGGTGATCTGAACGGCGTTGCCGACTGGCTGGATCGCCACAAGACGGCCGAGGAAGCCCTAGTGGGCACCGTGGGTGCCATCGCGACGGCGTGGGGCGCAGCGAAGATCGTCAATATCTTCAGCGACCTGGCCGGTCCACTCGGCAAGCTTAAAGATGCCGCGAACACACTCGGCGGGATCATGAGTGACCGTCTGCCGACCCAAGTCGGGGGCCTGGGTACCGCCGCCGAGACGACGGCGGGCGAAATCAGAAAATCCGGCATCGGCTCTGCCCTGAGGGGCGCCGCCGCTAACGTCTCCGCCGCCTTCTCAAGGGGTGCATTGACGTTGGCGATTGCCCAGACTGTTGGTGGCGCTCTTGATGCCTCTGGCCTCCCTACGCCCGGTGAAATAACCCAACACCATCCCGGTGCGTCTACTAACCCTGTCCCATCGTGGCTTCAGGACCCCAAGTGGCTGCAGGGAATTGGAAAGTTTTTCGGAATGTATGACGGTCAGGGCGGCAAGGCACACGGCGGCATCGTCGGCTTCGATGACGGCGGTGTAACCAATCCCTACTCACAGCCGCTAATGAGCGTGCCCGACAAGGGTATTGACACAGTTCTCGGCATGTTGCCCAACGGAACCCCGGTCGGGTTGCGCGGTGGGGAGGGCATCCTCACCCCAGAGGCCGTGAATAAGCTCGGCGGCAAGGGTGCCATCGATGCGCTCAACAACCCTTGGGCCGACCCACTCAAGGTGGGTGCGACCTTCTACGGTTCATTCGCCAAGGGTGTGGCCAAGTACTCCCCATTCGGTAAGTACCTCACGGCCACGAGTCAGACCATTGACTCCCTAGTTGATGAGTTTGAGAAATCCAACGAGGCTCACGAGGCTGGCCACGGCCGTCACCACCGCAAGGGGCTGCCGAGCGAAATCGAGGGACTATTGTCCTCTGGGCTGTCGCCCGAGGAAGTTATGCAAAAGCTCGGCGTCAAGGCCGGAAAGCGCGGTGGGCTTGAGCTTCCAAGCGGACAGTACCTGTCCAACGAGGACCGTGCGCTATTGGGGCTCCCCGCGGCGAAGAGTCGCGGTGGCGGTGGCCCATCCTCGGGCGGCTTGATACCCGCCCTGCGGAGGGCCGGCATTGACCCGAGCATGTACCCGCTGCTTCAGGGGTTCGCAAAAACGGAGGGGGATAACCCCTCTGGCGTACCCACCCTGGGCTTCACCGACTCCCAGGCCGGCAGCTCGTTGGATGAGCATGCGCAAGCTTTGGCAAATCAGATCCGCAATCGTCAGTCAGTGGCGGGACCGTTCCCGGCCAATGGCAGCCCTCAGGAGCAAGCGTCCTGGATGGCTACTGTCGTGGGCCAGAACGGAGTGCAGAGCGACTGGCAGGGCAATGCCCAACCTTCCCGGCAGGATTACGTCAACCGTGTTGCGAGCGGTTTTGGCCCCAAGTATTGGTTCTCCCAGGGTGGCCAAATTCCCACCGGGGATCTCGGCCCCCTTTATGGGACCAGCCCTGGCCCCACGCCGGGTGGCCCTGGTAGTCAACTGTATCCAGGACCGGGTAGCGGTGGGATTAACAGCACCTGGGTTCCAGACTGGTGGAATAAGGCATTACGCAAAGGCTCTGGCCAGCATCCGTGGTGGCAGGCGCCCTATAACGGAAGTCCTCCCCCGCCAGCGAATGATCAGGGACCGCATCGACCGCCCGTTGATGATAATACGGAGCCGTTCGGATATTCGACCGGTGGCATTGTCGGTTTCGACGGCGGCGGCTTCGTGCCCACACCAAGCCAGCCCGGTGTTGGTGCAGCACAGGCATCTACAAACATCACCACCGCAGCACAGGCTCGGGGTATTGCACCCCAGGATGGCGGAAAGGCGCCCGATATCGCGCCTAAGGACATGCCGAATCATGTTCCGGCCCCCGGTAACACAAGCACCCCACCGCAACAGCTAAAGAATCAACCGCCACCCCCGGCCACACCCGACAGACGGCCTCCGGGCTCGGACAAGGGGCCCGACAAGGCCAAGATGCCACAGTTCACCGCCCCTGGCGGCAAGCCGGGTGACTACACAACTCCGGAAGACACCCGCAACCTGAACAACAACCCATCACGCGAGCCGGGTATCAACAACACCTCTAAGGGATTTGGGGTCAGTGGCGGCTTAATTGGCACGGCCGAGGGCGCTGCGGAGATGGCGGCGTCAACAGCCGCTAACGCATTCGCTCCCGGCTCTGGGGCTGCGGCCAGTCAGGCGATGAACATCGGGTTCCAGTTGGCCAACCGTGCGATGGGCTATGCAGGCCAATTGGCCGGCATCGGCATCGAAGGCATCATGGAAACCTTCCTGCCAAACGACTCAGCGCTGGGTGACCCGACCAACAACATCCTAGGCAAGATGGCCATGGGTATTGCTGGTGCCCACCCAAGTCCCAAGAACACCGCGGGTAATTCAGCAATGAAGCTGGACCCGAAGGAGAACTTGGACGCGGGTGCGATGGCTGGAAAGCAGCAGGCGCCGATCCATATCGAGAATGTTCATAATCATGGCCAACAGAGCTGGGAGGGCTTAGAGGCCGCTCAAAAGAAGGCGGTCTTCCAGGGGACCATGGGTAATTTAAATGGGGCTAGTTACCGCTAGTTGATGGGTTCGGGTACGGCGTCGAAGGGGATCTTTGCCCAAGTCTTCGAGTCGCCACCACACCCGCTGCCCTCCACCGTATTGGTCTGCATGCCGGCAAACGTTCCATCGGGTCGCGGGGTGAACACCCACTTAATGGTGAACTCCCCCGTAGTCCCATCCCCACAGTCGACAGACAGGTGGGGCGGAATGTTCTGCCACCCCCCATCAATGAATTGCAGTGTCGTATTAGTTGGACCCTTCGGAGCGTTCAGCGGCAGTGGATGGTCGGGGTCGGTCACTGCGGTCCCCACTGCGGTGCATACCCCATTGTCCGAGCAGGACGAATGAAATTCCCAGAGCCCGGATGTATCTGAGAGTCCCAGCGGGTTATTGCCATCACTGGTCGTCTCGCGACTGAAGTGCATCTGCAGTCGATAGACGCCATTGAAGGTGGGCCAATGCGGAGCTGGCGGGGACGGCCGCACAGTTGAGGGCGGTGGCGCTGGTGTCGGTGTTGACGTGGGAGCTGGGGCTGTGCGCCCCCCGTGCCACAGGACCCAGGAAAGCCAGCCCACTGCCGCCAAGGCCGCCACCAGCGCTATAGCGACGGGGATCCACCACATACCGCGAGGGCTCGACTCTGCCCACGCCTGCGTATCCGGCTCCTCCCGGGACCAGGCCAGTGCGGGCTCGATGGCCACCCCGGTCGGGGGATAGTCCTCCACTATCACCTCAGTGGGGAACACGAGCCCCATCTCCGTGGGTGGCAATTCTTCGGCTACAGCAGCCGTATCCCGTAACTCAGCCATACGCAAACAATAGCCCAAGGAAGGCTTCTTTGACCAGTCCCTTTGTCTATCCACCGGGCCAGATTTCTCAGTGGGGTATAAACCAGGCTCTCACTAACGAGAATACCTGGATCTCCTATATCGGCGCCGATGGAACGATCTTCTATCTCGCCGGCCCACTAGCCCCCGTAGCAGGGGCCCAGGATGGCGTGGTCCTCCTTAAGCACATGGGCTTGATGTCTCCGTTCCAGAACCTGGATCAGAGAGGCGCACGGCAAGACGGCGCCACCTGGAATGCGACCGTCTACGACCCGGGCGAGATCATGCTCGGTGTTGAGGCCTCTGGCCTTGCGCCGCAGAACATTCGGGATGTCATCCGGCACTGGATTAGCGCCTGGAAGCCGCGGGCCACCGGCATCTTCTCCGTCTTCACTCCCGACATGGGTGAGTGGTGGTGCCCGGTGCGCCTCGGTAAGCACATCAGCGACGAGTTCACCAAGGACTACACCTACTCGGGGCGCCAGGTCTTCACCTGGGAGGCCATCAACTATGACGCCTTTTGGTACTCCGTGGATTCGGTGTCTTCTTTCGGCGCCAACATCGTCACTAACACGGTTAATTTCACCCAGTTGCCCAATGCAACGACACTGCCCAACACCTTCACCAGTTTCATCACCCCAAGTACAGACGACGGAACTCAGGGAATCCAGAACGGCGCTGCCGTACTAATCCCCACCAACGGCCAGGTCTTTGAGGCCCAGAACATCTACAACACGGCGACGGACACTGATGACCAAATCGTCTCCATCACTTTTGCCGGCGCGACGCTGGCACACCTCTTCGATGTCTACGACCCGTTCTGCTATGTCGACGTCTGGGCCCGCTGCAGCAGTGACGGTAAGAACGGGATCCGCCTGCGCCTCTCAATGCTGACGCATGAGATCGCCGCGTTTGTCGACGGGGCGATGGTTTGGGAAGAAGTCCTAATCAACGTCGAACCGCCGCTATGGGGTGAGACTTTCACCCTTATCGCTGGTACCTCCACAAGCCCATACAACATCATGGCGCTTCGCGATGGCTTCACCTACTTCAATGTGCAGGACAACGCTCATCTATCCGCACTGGGTGAGGATTATCGACTCACCGGCTTCGGTATGACGTCGTCCATCTATCTGGGCCTCTACTTCAATCCTCAGCCCATCGCCGTGTTCTCCATGGGGGACAACACGACAATCACCCAGTCGGGCACCGTGCCCCTGACGAACATCGGTGATGAGGACGCGTGGCCAAGGTATTTGGTATACGGCCCAGGCACTTTCAGCTTCTCTAACGGCCCCGGTAGCCAGAGCATGATCACCTTCGGGCCACTTGAGGCGGGGCAGGTAGCCCTTGTGTGTACCGACCCGATGTTACGAACGATCACCGACCTAACACCCGGGCAGCCACCGCCTCCGACCGCGGCTCAGCAGAGCCTACTCACGGCCCTGCTCTCCTTCGCCCAAAACAACAACACCCCACCCTTCCTTGCGCAGTATCAGTCCGTCTTTGGCGCTGTCCCGCCGCAGGGAAACCTCTCCGCACTGGTCAGTGGCAGATTCACCAATCCGCTTCCAGGGGCGGTGTATGGCATCGCACCCAAGGAGCAGCACTTCAACGTGACTATCACTAATGGTGGACCCACAAGCAAGGTGGTGGCGGCTGTCACGCCCATGCGGCGATGGCCACTCTAAGCCGAGCAGAAGACTGGACTAACCCAACAAACTTACTTCCCGCACTTACATCTGGATCCCCAGAGCTGGCTTCGGCCGCATCATGGACCGCGGCGCTGGCCAATCAAGAGCCGGCCACGGATATCAGCGTGACGTTCTACACGTACACGTATGAATTCCTGGCGACCTGTGATTCCTATATCTCGCTGGAAGTCGAGTCTAAACGCAATGATATGGGCACGGCCACCCTTGTTCTCAAGGCCGATGACCCCTGCGTACAGATTGCCATGCAATGCACGACCACCGTCGTGCCAGTGGTTATCCAGTTAAATAACATCCGGTGGAGTGGACGCGTCAATTCGTACTCCAATGCGCTAAACAATCGCCTGCGTACATGCACCATTGAACTAATCGATGACTTCGCTTGGTTCTCCAGGATGCTCGTGTGGCCGAACTTTGAATTGCCCATTGAGATCCAGGTGCCTTCGAATGCCGTGTACGTTGGCCCCGCCATTAGCTGCGTCCTTACCATGATCGCCGAGCAGGCTTTTCGCCTGCAGTCGGGCATTTGGAACTTCATCAACGATCCCATTGTCTCGGTGTTGTCGCTTCCTGTCGCATGGCAGGACTTCTTGCAGAGATGGAATATGGCCGGCGGCAACCTGCTGCAATACTTGGCCGCCCCCATTTGCGTCATGTTCCAGAACCCGATATTCGACACCTCTCCGTGGGTGGCGCTTACCGGGCGCATGGACAAGATCTACGACCTGATCAAAGACACGCTGATGGATTATGGCCTGGCACTGCAGATCAACCTGTGGCTGCCCGGTGACCCACAGCCCGGTACCGAGGCACTGATGGCCTCCATGCTGCCGCTGGTGACCGAACTTACCGGCCCTACGCTGGTGGTTACCTGTGTCGACCGCCGTGGCGTGACGGGGCCCACGGGCACGTTTATCGACGGCCTCGTGGAGGACGTTGTCGACCTGGAGCACAGCCTCCTGGGCAACACCCTTTCTCCATTCCTGAATCCCAACAACGAGTACTACCCAGCCAACCTCGGTATCAATATTGCGCCGACATTGGGTGTGAACTTCGTGCCGTCCTGGGTCCTATTCAATGGCGACGATCCTAAATTCAGCGGACTCGATTCATTCAAGCTGACTGGTTATCACCCCCTCGCGCACACCGTGGTGGGCGGCGGCAAGAGCCCTAAGTGGTTAGATGACCTAATTAACGCTACTCTGGAATTTCTCATCGATGCCATCGAAATTACGGTGGGCTTCACTGGTATTCCGGACACGTTGCTGAATGGAACCTTTGACGACATCCTCTTGGCATTCCAGGAGCAGATCAACTACGAGCGCCGGCTTCAGCTAGGGCCATTCGGATTCCCCGAATACTTCATGAAAACCGGGGCATCTGCATACACCCTGGACGAATGGTTCGCCTTGATGCAGGGGATGTTTGATAGTCAAGGCTATACCTGTATTCAGCTTACTTGGCAGGATGGACGACCGTACGAGATTGGTCGGGATGTATTCCTGGGCGGACTTGTCTCTTTTGTGCTGGACGGTCTTCTCTACACGGACTATGTCTACTCCTTCAAGATTAAAGATGATCGTAAGACTCGCGCTCTAGTCGAAATCGTTGTCGGCGATGGAAAGCGTGAAGTTAACCCAATCCTGCGCGTGGTTCGCATGCTCACCGGTCTTGAACAAGTCGTGAACGTGGTGACGATGAGTCCCGCTGGCAACTAATTAAATAGGGAATTTATCAAGTGGCAATTACTGTCGACGGCAATAACCTCGTCTTTGAGGGTACTGTCACAATCACCAATTTCAATGCAACTCCAACCACTGGTGTTTGCACGCTGACCCTTACCCCCAGCGGCGGGGTGGGGTCTTTCCCGGCGTTGGCACCGGGCCTCCCCGGCATGGCGCCAATTCTGACCAAAGGCACCGTCACCACCCTGGCCGCGGGACAGCAGGCCACTTTCGACCTCGTTCAGACCAGCCCCGGCGGTGCCGGTGTGGCGTCGGAGTACACAGTCAATCTGGGCCTGCCCCAGGGCGCTGACGGAACCTCCGGAACCACCACGATTGGCACGGCCAGTGACGTCAGTGGCACGCCGGCCGCAGGTGATTTCATCTCGGTGTCGGGGGTTAATGGCGGCACTCCGTCATTCGAGTATGTCTCCTTCCCGTGGGGAAACGTCTACAACGCAACGTCATTCGACACGGTCAGCGAGAGCGGAAATACGCAGGGCACCCTGGGGACGATCAATATTCCGGCGCAGACGGCCGACTACTACCCAATCGTTTACGCGACGGCCATCGTCAATGGCACCGCCAACACCGTGGTGGAACTCCTAGCCTTGATTAATAGTCCGACCACGGGCCAGGTCGTGGCGCAGGTTCCGGGCTTGTCTGGCACTGCAAATCAGCGCCTGGTGATGATCCCCGGGTTTGGTGCGCTCATTGGTGCGTCCGGCTATGGCAAGGTGTCCGCGGGCGAGACTGTCGAGATCTACCTGGTGGCCCGTCAGACGGCCAGCGTTTCTGATAGCTGGGCGATTGAGGCCTCGACGGTCACGTTCACAGTCGAAACGCGCCCGGTGGCTTCGTGACGTCCCCAATCACGCCAGACCCCTCAATCCACAACGACCCCACCACCCCGCAGCAGCTCCCCAGCTTCAACCTTCAGCCACTGCTGAAGATGTTCGCCGACATCCCAGCCGAGATTATCGAGCTGATTGTCAACGCAGTCCTCAGCGCCTTTGGCCTAGGCAGGATTACAGGCTCGGTCGATGACCTAGTCAATCAACTGGAGAACGCCCTGCTGGATATCCCGCAGGGCAACATTGCGGGCCTAGTCGAGGCTTTGGCGCAGGCTGGCAGCGACATCATTGACGCCATCGTGGGCGCCCTTGGGGGTCCGACTTCAGGCAACGGGATTGCCGACCTCATCAAGTATGTCTCAGCGCTGCCCGAGGACATCTTCAACACCATCACCAGCATCCTGCAGGGAATTCCGGTTGTCGGGAATCTCATCACCTTTGGTGAATCCCTGATCGGTGGCCTGGTGAGCTGGGTGGCCAGTCTCCTCGGCTTGTTGGGGCATCCCATTATGACGTCGGGTGGCTCTGGTGCCACCACGAGCACTGGCGAGACACTGACGCAGAGTCAGGCCCTGAGCACGCTGTTGGGCCTGCTGCCTACCAACCAGCCCGTCCCCACCAATGTGTGGGCGGCACTGGCGCCGGCAGCAAGTCCGAACATCTACACCAGCCCAGCGTCTCAGTTCCTCAGCGGCGCTGGAATTCAGGGCCAAGGGCTTTGGATGTGGGATGGCTGGGTCGGTACGGGTGCCCCCAACGGGCCCATGGGCTCAATCGCTACCAGACGCCCCGGTCTGATCACCGTCTATGTCGCCCCCGGCACGCCTGGTGGCATCTTCACGCCAGCGTTCAAGTCTGGCGTGTTCATGGACTATCTACAGGACCCCGACACGGCCCACCTAGCCCTCGGATACCTCTTCAATCAGCTTGACCCTGAGTACTTCGAAGTCGTCTACGTTCCGTATCCCACCACGGGAACGATGTCCACTGCCGTTCAGCAGGGCATCAACTGGATGATCAACACGATAAACACGACTCCCGGTCCTTTCATTCTGGTTGGGCAGGGGCAGGGCACGCTCATCATGTCGGGCGTCTATGACCAAATCCGTTATGGGCAACTGACATCGAGGGACAATGACCTGCTGGCTGGTGTCATGTTCGGCAACATGCGCCGCGAGGAGGGTGCCGGCTTCCCTGGCTACACTCCCCCGGTTGGCACCTCGGGTGCTGTCGTGGATTGTGCAGCCATTGGGCCCTACGCGAATCAGGGCGACCCGACCAACCCGGCCGGCGGAAACCTGATCGACACCGAGCCGCGGTGGTGGGAGATGGCCGCTCCTGGTGACTATCTCAGTTGCTGCCCCGTCAAGGGAAGTGCCACGCAGGTCGGCATGCCGTTTGATCTCGCGAACGCGCCGGGGCCGGATCAGCCCATGTCTCCCGAACTCACTGGTGTTATCGATGCGATTGTCGAGCTGGGTCTGCTCATCGAGCCCACACCTGGCTTTACCCTTGGTATCTCGGGTCCCATGGGCTACTACTACAAGTCCTACGGATCTGGTGTAACCCTGGATGGTTTCCAGCGATTAGGTTCTGTCACTAAGGGATTCACCGCCACGGCAATCCTTATTGCAGTGGACGAGGGGCTCCTGACCCTGGACGACACCCTGGACACCTACGTCTCGGGCGTCGCCAACGGTGACAAGATCACCATTCGCCAGATGCTAATGCAGACCTCTGGTGTCTATGACACTGAGCAGGACGCGCTGGCATCGATTGGCTTCCTTATCAATCCCGCAGAGGGCATTGACGAGTACACCATGCTGGGGATCATCCGCGGCGGGACACCCAATTCGGAGCCGGGAACCGTTTGGTACTACACGGAATCCAACTTCATCCTACTGGGATTCATTCTTGAGGCGATCTACCCCGGGAAGACCGCAGGCGAAGTCATCACTGAGAAGGTGTGTGAGCCACTGGGTCTTACGGCCGAATTCCTCAAGGGTGTCGCAGCCGTCCCCTCGCCCGCCAACACCACCTATGTCCCGGTAATCCTTGACTACCTCGGCCTGCCCTTCGGCGACCAGGTGCAGGGCGCCGTGAATATGGACTACTGGTGGACCGCTGGTGCCATGGCCGGAACCATCTACGACCTGGTCAAGTTCGCAACCGCCTCTGGCGCGGGAACACTGCTCAGCGCGGAGACGCAGCTAGAACGGTTGAATACGTTCACTTCACCAACTGTTACTCCCATGGAAGTGTGGGCGGGGGCTACGGGCTCGGCCACCTATCAGGAGTGGGGACTGGGCTGGTTCCAGGTCGGCTCTTGGGTTGGCAACGACGGCTCCATCCCCGGCAACGACTGCTGCTGCATGTACGAGCCGGTGACTGGTACCACCATCGCCGCGATGGAGAACGTTGAGACCACCGCGCCGTATGTCCTTGCGGCCCTTAGTCTTCATTGGTACAACATCGCGTCCTACCTACTCCCCGGTTCCACCAACCAGCCCGGCTACTCCCCCGGGTCGCAAGAGGGATCTCTGAATCTTGTTGACGGTGGACAGTTCCGAAACTTCTTCCACTGGGTCATGCAGACCTATGCGGGCGGAACGCTAGGGGCGCCAGCCGGCGATACCCAATCTCTGACGCTAGAGAACTATTACATCGGCAATGTCGATAGCCCGCAGAGCGCCTACTTTCTCGGCCAGCCGTTGCTCGGGAAGGGTGATGGACGGTCCTACGCCCAGATTGCGGTGGACTACATCAACTCCTTTGCGGGTGGGGCGCATCCAGATGGCACGCCAATCACGGCACCGCCAGTCGAGGGGATTCGGCATCAGTTAATCCCCGGCCAGCCCGTCGCAGCCAAGCCCGGGCAGGTGATTCGTGCCGGTGCTTCGGTGATATGGAACAACATTGGGACGAACGGCGCATCAATCATTGTGGCCGTTAATGCCTACGATATCGACGGCAATCTCATCGGAACCATCACCGCCCCGCAGGCCACGCTGAGCGTTAGCTCACCGTCGAGTGGCTGGCTCTGGAAAGAGCTAGAAGCCGACTTCGTAATGCCCCCTGGTACATACAATGCCTGCCTGGTATTCGACGTCGAGGACTTGGCGATGACCACCGGCAAGGTGTGGTTCGCAGCGCCGATATTCGAAGTCACCAACCTGATTGATGGAAGCCTGATTGACCAGACCACCATCAACCAACTATCCGGCCTCCAGGTCACTGGTCCGCAAGGCATCGCCGACGTGGCGACAGCCTTCCAGAACATGTTTGACTCTATCGCGTCTGGAACGACTCAAACCGACCAGACGGGAACGGATTACGCCGCTGCCATGCAGGCCTTGGCGCAGTCGGTTATGCAGGCCCAGTTGGGTTATAACCTCGGCGTCGCCAACAACACCGTCCTGAGTAACCCGGCCACACAGCCTGGCTACAACGCCATCTCCCCGAGCGCGCAAGCCACCTTCCCCTACACGAGCCTGACGACGGGGACGCTGAATAAGATCACGGTTACGGCCGGCACAAGCGTTGTCGGGCATATCAACTGCAATCAGGCGCTGACCCTTGGCTTCGTCAGATTCGTAGCCACCGCAAGCGCGACAGTGAGCGGTGTTTATGTCAACGTCTACACGCTGGATTCCACCGGCACGTACACCAATAAGTGGTCATCTGGCGACATCGGGTCTTCCATCCCTGATGGATTTGAGGGCTGGGTCAGCGTCAATATCCCTGGCACAAGCCAGTTCGACATTGTCGCTGGCCAGTGGATCGCCATAGAGGTTGTTTCAGCCACCAACAACATCAGCATCATCGGGGAGACCTGGACCGTACCTAACCAACTCGGTTCTGTTCCGACCAACCTGGGTGCGGTACGCACACTGTCCAATACTGGTGGAAACACTCCCGCGACACTGACGGAATCGGACCTGACCTACAGTGGTCAGCTCGCCTACCTGTCATTCGACGTCTCCACGCTGCCGCCGGACTACCAGGCCCCACAGGGATGGAGTAAGACCTCCCACGGGACCTACACCTACACAATCCCCGAGTGGGTGCAGGACGGCGACTTCCTCGACGTCGTCTTGTGTGGAAGTGGCGGTTCGGGTGGTGACGCTGATGGGACGCTGTCCATCTTTGGCACCTACACCTCGGGTGGCAACGGACAGGGTGCAACCGGTGGTATTTGGCAAGCGCAAACATTCACCTATGGAACCGACATTCCGGACGGCACGACGAGCCTGACCGTCATCGTCGCTCCTGGCCCTCAGGCCATTAGCGCTGACGGCGCTACCTCCACGGTGGGTACCGGATTTGCTTCGGCACCCCTGTTCGACGCCAAGGGTATCGGAGCGTCGGGAGCGGGGACGTCCCTCACGGACAATATCACCGTCGCCGACAAGGCTTGTGTGATCGCCGCAGTCAATACCGGCTATGGCACGTTCAATGTCACCTGCGGTGGCAAGACTATGCATCCGCTTGGCCTTGTCTACAACGGCAATGCCGGATCCGGTGGCGCTACCGCACTCTACTGGTTGAATAACGTTTCCGCGGGTGACGTGGAGGTGGTGGCTACCTTCGCCACATCTACCTACGCCACCCTGGAAACGATCAGCTTCACTGGAGTTTCCTCGGCCGGATTGGTCACCTCAGTCTATGGCGTTTCCAACTCCCTGTCGCAGGAAGTTGTATGCGGCGAGAACCAGGTCATTGTCCAGTGTTTCGGTGCGCTATCAGCTCAGTTGGGTGAGTTCAGTGGTGGAACCAAAGAACTCTACGACTACACGCAGATCGCCTCTGGCGGCACGACGCAATTCCGTCAAGGGTTGTCGGTGTCCTACGCAACTGAGACCACAACGTTTAGTGCCACGGCGAACGTGGCCGACGACTGGGGTGGCATCTCTGTCGCGCTGAATGGTGCGCTCACCCCGCTGCTTGCTGCAGCCGGCGGTGCGGCCGGCGGCCCGGGTGGTGCTGGAAACTTCAACCCCGCCAACACTAACCAGACGTCGACAGGCAAGGGCCCAGGCAATATTGTCTGGCAGGGCCAGCTCCATGTGGGCGGACCCGACACTATATCGCTAGACCTTCCCGGCAACGCGCCCGGTGGTGGTAGCGCTGGTGGGGATTCCTCTGCTCCTACGCCGCAGTTTGGTGCTGATGGTGCAGCGTATATCACTGCCCGACAGGGGATTAAGTCCTCTGGCGGCGCTGCGGTGCAACCACCCGTGGTGGCCACCTATGAAACACCGGGAACTTACACATACGAGATCCCGGATTGGGCGGTGTATCTGGACTTCATTCTGCTGGGTGGCGCCTCTGGTGGCACTCCCGGTAGCAACGTTCAGGGTAATACCGGCAGTGGCGTTGGTGGTGTTCCCGGCTCATGGACGACGGCCACTATATCCACAACCTCTGGATGGCCCTCCGGTGGAACTATCACCGTCACGGTGGGATCTGGTGGTGCTCAATCCAATACCCAGGGTGTGAATAACAACGGCGCTGCCTCGACTGTTTCATCTCCTGGGATGACTACTTATACCGGCGCTGCCGGTGTGGGTGTTAATACTGGCACCGCCGATGGCGTCGGCCCTGGGGATCGGTCGTATAACGGATTCACCTTCGATGGCGGGGCTACAGTGCCTGCGCCCCCGCCGCCAACAAGCACCTCAAGCAATGCTCAAATCGATGGCAATGCCCCTGGTGGTGCCGGCGCGGGTGGTACATCCGATGGTGCCTTTTATTACTTCGGTGGTGCTGGCGCCGCTGGCGCTGTCTGGATCATAGCGAGGGCATCGTGATACTCACTACTGCTGGGCCTGCTGCGGCCGGAATCAACTGGCAGGCCGTCATTCTCACCAAGATGGGGCTCTTGGTTGAGCCGGATATCGTGATCAGAAATGATCCCCAAACCGGCTTCAACCTCGGCCTCCCCCCCAGCATTCAGATGCTGCCGCCGCAGGGCATGAGCCTGCAGCTTTCCTCTGGCATCAAGATGGTGTTCGGGACGGTTGGGACTGCCGGCTTCAACGTCGACGCCCCAATTTCTATTGGTGTCAACACCATTCCGAAAACCGCTCTCGATGTCCGCATTGAGCTTGGCATGTCCATGGAAGCGGTTCCGATCACTCCAGGGCGTCAGAACAATACCGCGGTTCAGCGAGCATCTACTTTCTAAAGCGTTTAGGAGAAACAACAAAATATGTCAGCCAGGCTTTATGTCGCCTATAACGCCGTTACCACGGCGCTGACCGCCCCCATGGCTGCGACTGCCACATCCGCCAGTACTAGCACTCCGAAGACCATCCTTCAGATCGCCCCCGGGTCACACATCCAGGTTATCGAGGCGGGTTACATGTTCACCTCGGTGCCATCAGCCCCGGTGACCATGGAGTTAATCGAGACGGGTTCGGTCTTTGCCACCGTTACGGCGGGAAGTATCTCGAATTACAACGCCCCTACAGGTCAAGCCTCCGCGGCGACCACGGGCACTTCGGCAACGGGTTTCAACGCAACAAATGAGGGGAGCATCACCGCCACGCGCCTCCTGGCCATGACGGTGGATCAGTCGTTCTATCAGAAGCAACAGTTCCCGCTGGATCGGGAGCCAGAGGTGGAGAGCGGCAAGTCACTTCGCATCAGGGCTACCCCCGGCAGCGCTGCCGCCGTAAACGTCATTTGCTACGTCATCTGGGCTGAGTAAATGGGGGCCCGTTCGGGACGTGCTTATCCCTTGCCGTTATTGAGGCCGATACCCGTACCCCCGGTCGCCTATAACGCAAAGGGGACAGGTGCCACAACTGGGGTTGCCACCAGCATCAGTTGGTCACATACCGCAACCGCAGGGGCATACGTGCTCGCCGCTTTCGTGAGCACCACCGCCGGGTCAACGCTATCTAATGTCAAATACGGCACCGCGAACATGGCGCTGGTCGGCAGCCAGAATATGGGCACCAACGGTCCGCTCTACATCTACGGGCTAGCGAACGCACCATCGGGTGCCCAAACCATCTCGGCCACTGCATCCACCAGCACAGTCATGAACGGATGCTCAGTGTCTTACCTTAATGTATCGGCCATTGGAACGCCAGTCGTTACATCGGGCAGTAACGCATCACCGTCGCAATCCGCGACAGGACCGCTTAACGGCATCGTATTCCAAGCATTCGGCTGCTATAACGCCTCGGTGACCAGCTACTCGGGAGGAACCCCGAGGTATAACGCGATAGATTCCACTGGATTCGCAGCACTCGCTATTCAGGATTCAGCAGCCAATAACCCATCGTTCAGTGCAGTCCTCAGTGGTTCCACCCCCTGGGCTGGTGTGGCTGTTCCGCTACTACCAATCTGACCACTTCGAAGACTCGCGGTGGGCGGTTTAGCCCGTAGCGCATCCGTCGCAGCGCACACCGTCGCCCTGCAATCTCCATCCCGGCGGCAGGCACTCCCGGATGCGCCTATCCGAATCGACGGGGTGGGACTTATCGGTGGCGCCGCAATTATCGCAACGCCACATCAGCAAAGCGCTCATGCCAGCGCATTCTAGCCGCTCACGAAAGGGAAGCCAACCCCCAGTTAGGCCGCGCTTCACCATCCGCTCAAAAGTTTTAAAAGGAAACAACAACTAAATATGGGTATTCCAAACACAACTCATCAAGTGGCGTCCAATGCCATTGCTGCCGAGGGTAACTGGATCTCCCTCCACCAAGGTGCAGGTGCTGGTACCACGGGCGCTAATGAAGCCTCGGGTGGCGGGTATAACCGTGTGCAAACCACATGGGCTCCTGATGGCGTAGGTGACAATAACGGCTCGCAGGTCAACATTCCTTGCGCCGCAGGCACTTACACCGAGGGTGGCATCTTCTCCACCCAGATCCTGACGCTTCTTCCCGCACCCTCCGGTCTTACCATTTCCGCCGCTAGTGGCGGAAGCCTAGTATCTGGGACCACTTACTACGTCACCGTCACTGCCGTTAACTTTGCCGGCGAGACGACCGTGAGCAATGAGCAGTCGATCACGCCGAGTGGAAGCAACCTATCGGCGTCCATCCACTGGTCGGCAGTCACGGGGGCGGCCTCTTACAACGTCTACCTGGGAACATCCGCTGGCGGCGAAAACGTCCGCATAGCCAACGTAACTGGCACCAGCTACACAATTTCTGCCACCACCGGCACCTCGGCCACCCCGCCCAACTCCAACACGGCATCCACCTTTGTGGGGTCCGCGGCCTTTACCGGCGGTTCGGTGACCGTCACCGGAACTGGTGCCTCAATCAACGTCACTCCATCCATTACGGCTTAATGAGAATCAAGGAACTAAAAGTAGAAGCAGACGCGCAGGACTATCAGATAGTCATCAACGGCCTTGAGCGCATGGTCCTCATCAATAACAGGACCGGGCGAGCCGAAGCGGTAGCCGAACGAACCGGTGGACACACGTGGGTTGTCCAGTCCGTCAATGGCGACCAACCTTCTGTCACCACCGCCGACCGCTCCGACGCGGTCACAGCCATCAATGACATGGCTACCGCCAACGCCGGCCGTGGCGTCGCCATCTGGGAACCGATCATCAAGTTCAACGATGAGCTAACCCCATTGCGCCAGTTGCCGTGAGCCATGCCCGGATTCAATCGGAGAAACGCCCTTAAGTTTCTCGGCCTGGCTACCGCGCTGGGCCTGATGACGAAAACCCCAACTTCACAGGGAGAAACATTGAACTACCGGCTCGGTAAGCACCCGGCGACTCCACACTACGGCCTGAAGCTGAGCGATTATGTGCGCCACTCCGACCTGCCATCGCTGCCGGAAGAGTTCGGTCACGGAAACCTGGTCTCCGACTGGGGAATGCTGGGAAACGACACTGTCGGTGACTGCGCAATCGCGGGGCCCTTCCACGCCGAAATGTTGTGGTGTACCGAGGGTGACAAGCCATTCAAGATCAACACCGAATGCACGCTTGAGATGTATTCGGCGATCACCGGATACGATCCGTCTGCCTATAACTGGTGGACCAACTCCAATCCCACGGACAACGGGTCCAACGTCCAGGACGTCGCCGAGTACTGGCGCACGACCGGACTGAAGGACGCTGCAGGAAACATCCACAAGATCCAGTGCTACATGGCGCTGGAGCCCGGTAATGTCGAGCAGCTTTTCCAGGCCATCTACCTGTTCGGCGCCGTAGGCATCGGGGTAGAGCTACCCGCCGAGTTCCAAGATGCGTTCAACCGCGGCGAGGTCTGGGATGCGTTGGAAGACCCGCATATTGAAGGTGGTCACTACATCCTCGGGGTGGGCAAGCGCGCCGGAAACATCGAGATCGTCACCTGGGGTCAAACCTGCCAGCTCACCCCTGCTGCATACGAGCAGTTCAATGACGAGACGTTCGTCTATTTCAACGAGGAAATGCTCGTCAAGGGCAAGAGTCTTGAAGGCTTCGACGCTGACCAGCTCATGGCCGACCTGGCCGACATCCACAACGAGACCGGTGGTGAGGATCCCGCGCCACAGTTATGCGGCAAGTGATGTCGGACAGATTGCTTGATCGATTCGCGGCCTGGTTCGCATCAGCCAGGGGCGTGTGGCAGACCCTAGTCGTCACACTGGCTGTCGTTGCCTTCGAGGTGATCCACCCCACTGCGGATCCCCAGATGCTCATCCTGATGGCGATATTGACCATCTACTCCGCGATCACCCAGCCAGCCCTGGCCTACGTCGGATGGCAGGCGGGTGTGCGAACAGACGCACTCCTCAACGAGGAATTGAAACTCATCAAAGAAGAACTACAACTATTGCGCCAGCTCACTGGCGACGACGAGGTGGAGGTGGGAAAAGAATGACTGTCCTCCAAAGCAGTATCAACTGGGTAATCACCAATTTCGAAGAGCGCCTTGGGGATCCGTATGTGTACGGCGGGGTGTACTCCAATGGCAATGTCAGGCAGGGCTGTGACTGTTCAGGTTGCGCCGGCTGGGTGCTAGAAGCCCTCACCAAGACCCCCGCGAATATGAGCTGGGCCCATAACGTTTCGACCGAGAGCTGGCCCTACGACTACAATACCAACACGCCGGCAGCGCCTGGCACCGTTGGTCCGTACGGGACCATCTCTGTGGGATCCAACCCGGCCGCACTGCCGGCCGATGCCGCCCTGTGGGTGAACATCATGCACGGCGGCGGTGGCGAAGACTCGCACATGAACACCATGCTGCCCAATGGATTCATCATGGAATCCAACGGGGACGACGGCACATGCACCAATGGCACTGGCGGGGCGGATCAGAACAACCCCGAGTGGACCGACCACTGGTACCTCCCTGGCCCGGTCACTGCAGATGTTACCCCGGTCACCCCGGTCACACCGCCTCCGGTTACCCCGGTCCTGTTTGGAATCGACATATCCAACAACAACTTTGGTGGACCCACCAGCCCCAACCTTGGGGCCATTCCAGGGTTCGTGGCCGAGGTTGTCAAAGAGGGCTTCTCGTGGATCGAGGCCAAGGCCAGTGAGGGCAGCACCTTCGCTGACCCCACCTTCCCCGCGATCTACCAAGCCTGCCTCGCTAACGACATCCCCGTAGTGGCATACCACTACGTGGACACCAGCAATCCCGATTCCCAGGCCAGTAACTGCAAGGCCGCACTCAATGGGGCCGACGTCGGAATCATGCTCGACTGGGAAACCAACGGCGGTGACTTCAGCAATTACGAAGCCGTCTGGCATGCCTTCACCAACGCCGGCTTGACCATCGTCCTGGAATACATCCCCCAGTGGTACTGGGAGAGTCAGGGCTCACCCGACCTGTCGGCGGTGAGCGTCAAGGGCATGGTCTCGTCCAACTGGGTCAACGGATCCGGCTACGCCTACAACCTTTACCCGGGTGATTCCTGGGGCGGTTGGGCGTCTTATGGCGGGGTCACCCCGGTGATCCTGCAATTCACGAGCCAGGCCCAGGTAGCCGGCATGTCCCTGGACGCCGACGCCTTCCGCGGCTCACTGGCCGACCTCAAGGCACTTCTCGGAACTACACCATCACAAGGAGATGACCCTCTCATGGCACTTTCATCGGCGCAGCAGGAGGACATGTACAACATGCTTCTGTTCCTGACGCAGAGCGTGACCGGAGACCTTAATCCGTCGATTACCCAGTTCCTACTGCCGGGTTCACCTACCCCGGTGGGCGCCGACTGGGGCACGCAGCCAAACGTGGGCGATCAAATCGCAACCGTCGCTAAGGCTGTCGCCGATCTGACCACTGCAGTCACCGCTTTGAGTGCTGACTTCGCGACTACGTCCACCGGCCTGGCCGTGCTCCAGAAGCTGGCCGACCTCAATTCGATCCTTCAAGGAACCAAATGACAGATCCCAATGTAAACGCGACCGCAGAATCGGTTTCGGACAAGATCGACGGCATTGACGGCGATGGCAACCAGCTCTCGTACCGCAAGGTGGCGATGTTCTATGACTCGCACCTGTTCGGTCGGGCTGTTGATTACGCCTTTCCGGAGGGCGCCAACGTGTCATCGTCTATGTGTGACCACGCCGCCAGTGAGGCGAAGCTGTGGACCAGAACGCGAAAGATGAGCGACGGAAACGATTACGACGCCCATGATGCGCTGTATACGTTGCTCAAGATCGCGCTCCAGGCCAACCCGCACATCAATGACGACGAGCCGCTGAGCGTCAACTACAAAGCCCCGGCGACGTGACGGAGCAGTGGCGAGCCGTCATCGGATACGAGGGCTCCTATGAGGTGTCTGATCTAGGCAACGTTAGATCAAGAAGGCGTGTTGTGCACTGCGCAGATGAGACCATTCGGATAGTGCCCGAGCGCCAACTCAAGCCAATAACGGCAGCACCCTCTGGCTACAAGTCCGTAGTTCTAGCTAAGGGTGGACGTACAAAAATGTTTCGCGTCCATCGTCTAGTGCTAGAGGCGTTCGTTGGGGGACGCCCTGAAGGCATGGAATGCCGCCACTTAAATGACATTCCCTGTGACAACCGACTAGAAAATCTGGCGTGGGGAACCTCATCTGAGAACAAATTGGACATTGTCCGTAATGGTAATCACCACTACGCCAAGCGCACCCACTGCGCCAAGGGGCATGAGTTCACGGTCGAAAACACCTTAGCCCGCAACGAAGTGCCTAGTGGTCGACGTTGCCGTACGTGCAAGAACGAGCGGGAACGGATCCGCTATCACAGGGAGAAGGCGTCCGCATGACAAGGCCGGTAATCATAACTTGCAATGGCACAGGTGATCCGGACCCCGCGGATACCACCGGATTTGCCGGAATGCTGGGCGCGATGGTCGGCGGGGTCAACCCCTGGCAGATCGTCGCCGACAAGCTGGATGGGCTAATACCCTCGCAGCCCCCGTGGCGCTGGCAGCCCATCGGCTATCCGGCCGCGGTGTTCCCGATGACCCCGAGCGTGCAGAATGCCCGCAAGCAGATCATTGCAGCGTTGGGTGGGCCGGCGTTTCCGGACTACCAGGCCCCGGTCTACGACTCTGGGCCGTTCTCCCTGGCGGGTTATTCGCAGGGCGCCTTGGCCACTGACATTGTCTGGGTCAATGACATCCTCGCCGAGGACGGTGTGCTGCATCACCGGCTGCCAGATTGCTATGCGGTGGTGAACTTCGGTGACCCGATGCGTACCCCTGGAATCTCCAATGGCAATACCTACCAAGGAATTCCAGTACCCGGGACGCAGGATGGTGAGGTCACTGGCGGTATCGCTGGCGCGCAGGATCTCACCGAGGAACAAACCAACTACCCCAATCCCCTGGGGAAGCCCACGGTGATGTCCTTCAACCTGCCTGGCGATCTCTACGGCAGTGCTCCGGTCGGTCCCCACCCTCAAACGGATGAGGCCGGCCCGGGCAAGATCGGCACCGCGATATACGACTTCGTGGAATCCGGATCCATCGTGGACTTCTTGAAGATTCCGGTGTCATGGTTCCGGCTAATCTCGGCGTTTGAAGAGGGCTGGAATGCCGCATCATTCTTCGCCGCCGGCACTAACGCAGCTCACTGGCAGTACGCCAACCAGGGCTGTGTAGCCGCGGCCGCGAGTTACCTGCTTGACATCGCCAACGCCCTGGGGGTGGCAGCATGACCCCAGGGCCCTCGGATGGCACCTTCTGGTCGCACGTCCCCCACTGGATGTGGCCTATTCTCATGGCCGGCGTGCTGGGTCTGTTCCTCTATGAGCTGATCAAGACGTCGGAAACGGTGGCCCGCATCTTCGGTAAGGCCGGCCGTGCTGTCTATGACCGTGTGAACGCACCGCGGCGCACGCTTCGGCGCGTCGAGCACATCGAAGAGCTTCTATCCCAGACCAGCGACAAGCTGGAGTGCGCCACCACCTACCTGGTGATTGATGCCGACTATCACCACCAGGAGGACATCATCCTTGCCGAGAATTGCCCCGGCGTCTTTCGACTACTGCCCAAGCGAATTCCCTTCACGGAGTTCTCGCGTAAATGGCAGGAGGGATGGCGCCCTTGATCGTCAAGCTCTACAGCCTGCCGGGGTCACAGTGCCCCGGATGTAAGGCCACCAAGCGGGAGTTCTCCCACCCGAAGAAACGCCATATCCCCTATGAGGAGATCCGCCTCGACACGACGCCGGGGGCGGTGGACTACGTGAAGTCCCTAGGCTATGTCCAGTCACCCGTTGTGGTGGTCGATTATGGCGACGGCGTCACCCTGAGCTGGTCAGGCCACCAGCCTACGAAGATCGATCAACTGAGAGCGACGCTGAGCGAGACGCTGAGCGATTAACGCTAGCTGGGTAGGGTAACTACACCCGAGAGGCCAGTTCTTCGCTCTACGATCCACACACACATGAAAAAGCCCGATACCTCAATTCCTGGGGTGTCGGGCTTTTTCGGTTTTCAGGGAGTTGGACGCGTCCCCACGGGGGTTGACGGGGATGTGCAGCGCCCCCGCGGGAACGTGATGCCTACCGTACCGGTACGAGATTACGTTGGCAAGCGCCGATAGGGCGCCTTGCGTAAGCCCGACTTCAGCCAAGGGGCTTCGTGCAAGTTTCCGGCGCAACAGTAGTGTATGGGGCAGCGTGAGCCAGTAGCAAAGCCAGTAATACCAGGGCCATTCGTCCATGGCGCTTTTGTGATGGGGTTTCATTTCCGCCCTTCCGATGCGCATTTTGTACAGCGGACAACGACCCAGAGTCGGCGAACGCCGCCTTCGTTCATGGTTGTGATTGGGTAGATCAGCAGTGATGGGAGTTGGCAGGTATCGCACCATCCCGCCGTGGGTGTTCCGTGATCTATTGTGAGGATCACTGGCACCTTCCTTTCGCCGATACGACCGCCAGAATGGGCGAGAGCCGGGACCGCTGTCGACAATTTGGGGCGCGATCCCGGCTCTCCTACCAACCCTCACAATGGAAGGTGAGGTCAGCATAGCACCCCTATATATCACTTGCCAAGGTTTACCAGCCAGGAAACAATCGTCGCCCTTTTATGCCTCGGACCAGTACGTTCCTGCAATTTCACATCGGTGATCTTCTGGAAGGTATATCGCCGGCCCTCTTCAATTGTCCCATCACGGCGGTAATCGATAGCAACCATGTGCTGACCACACACCAAGGTGTCCCGTCGAAACTCCTGATGGCAATCCCAATGGAACATCTGGGCGTGCTCGCGAATACCGACCGTGCTCACTGCTACCTCCCAGCACCCTCTTCAAAGGCCTGCAGAATAGCCAAGGGGATCCTTCCCCTGTCCGACACCTCATGGCCGTTACGTCGGGCCCATGACCGAATCTCGGCCAACTGCTCGGAGCTGTATCCAGATGACATAGGAGTCTGGACGCTGGGTGAGCGCGGCTTACGTGTCACGCGCCTGTTCCCACTATCAATCAAGCGGGCGTGCTCAATCCACGGCTTCAACTGACCGTCGAGCTTGGTGGCATTCTTCTTGCAAAGGTCGATCTCGTACTGTCGTCCCTGATAGCCGAAGATAACCGTGCCGGCGTCGGCCTCGATCTCTTCACCCTCTGCCATGTCATCGAACAGTAGATGGATAGTCTTTCTACTCACTGTGCTCTCCCGATCTCATGATTCTTGAGTATTGATATATTAGCAGAATACATAGCCAAAGCTATGCCGCGGTCGCTCGTAGTGGCTTCCGATAGGCCCATGTATCTGACAATCCTACGTCCGCACCCGACTCATCTTCACCGGTTATGTGGCCAGCTCCGTATATGGCACGCAACTTGTCACATATATTAGCGATAGGTGGGGAGCTTAACGCCAAGCCGCGGTGACGACACTCTTCAGTATGCCGAGATCCATGACAGCATGAGAGAATTGGCACATTTTCAAGCCTGTTATAGATCGGATGCTCACGGTTGATGGCACGAGACTCGGCAACCTCGGCCTGCCGGCGCGTACGGAACATATTATCCACTGACACAAAGCTCACATCACCCCACCACTTGCGGTGCCGATGACCGAGGGTGCACCGAAGACGCAAGTCCTTGGTGACACCAACATAGAGGAGCGATCCATCGCAACTAAAGAACCGATACACGACATGACCGGTGGTGTGCTTGCTGAAGTTTGTGATCGGCCGGCCACTAAAGTGTGACAGGACTGGAAGATCTAATCCGCACAGGTGGTGCACTGTCCATGTCGCATCCCTGCTGTTTGATGAGTTTGCAATGGACAAGATCACTGATTTACTCAGGTTCAGTACCCTCCCGGTTTTGGATATACCTATCTCACGGCAGGAGAACGCATGTTGAAAGCGCTGTATTGACGTCCCCAGATGTTGAATCGCGTACCCTGACGGCTGGGGGGAGATACAGAGGCTGAATCAACACTCCCTGGAAGATACTACTGGCGAGTGATGGGACCGTCTACCATTTACCCTGATTTATTTTTGTCACGATCACCATTTGGCGGGTCAGACCACGAAAGGCCCCCTGACCAGGTCACATGCTTGGTGAAGCTGCGCAGTCGAGTAATCCAGGAGAGGCCGGCCGCGTAGGCGAAAGTACAGATTGCGACCCCGGCAGGTATGGCCATGAGTGTCAGTACAGTAGGGGTATCCCACTGGGGTATGACCGCGGTAAGTATTCGCATGCCTAGACAGATCACCGCCGAGTAGCAACCCGCCAGATAGAGGTTGCACAACAAGCGTGTCTCGTCGTCTTTCAGGTCATGGAAAGCGCGTATCCCATGGTAAAGTAGATAAATCAGCATCAAGCTGAGCACGATCCAGTAGGCCGTCAGGTATGGATACCGGCCGTCGCTGGGATACGTGCCGAGGTTATACATGGGGTGCCTGTTAGCATCGCTGTTTGCGAAGAGGGCGGTGATGATGAGGGTGCCGATTGCGGTGGGGGTCTGGATCCATTTGAAGAACCATGAGTGAAACGTTTCGGTGCTGTGTCGGCGCGGTCGATCCAGCTTGGATACCGCGTTGTAGACGACAGCGCACATTGCACCCAGGGCGCAGAGATGCCCCAGCCAAAATTGGAGATTCCACACATGGGTGATGTGGTGGAGCTTGCACCCGACGAATGTACTTACGGGCGTCGAGGAGAGCATCAACACCGCGACAGCTAGAAGGCAGATACTGGTAGTACTGGCCGTTTCCCACTTGACACGCCAGGTATGACGCCTGGTCCAGAGCGCCCACGCGAGCACCCCCGCCGTTATTAACGAGATCGTGAAAGCCATCACTGTGTCGACTACATCCGTTTACGTTCCGGTGCTGGAGCGGAACCTTCGGGATGCACCCCCCTTTCTCCGACCGACCTGTTGTCAACTTTAAGGCTCGATGGTACTTGGGGTCTACTGCGCAGCCTAAAAATGCAGGTTACGGCGGTGGAGCGCCAGCCTTTCGCTTACGTCGGCTAAGCATCTTCGTCCTCGGGATCGCTATCGTCGTCGTCCCCGGACGTCGTGTAGGAAAAACCGGCGGGACGCCCCCGCCCTGCTCGACGTACTGACGTAGCCCGTCCTCATCCAAAAGCTGCAGCACGTCGGTGTCGAGGTATCCAAACGCAATCTGCAGCGCACGGGCGGACAGGTTGAAGTGGTTGCCGAACTGGTCCAGTTCCTCGAATGAGGGAAAGTCATCTGCGTCTTTGCGTCGGCTGTAGTTGGTGGGTGGGATGTCAAGTGCTAGGGCCAACTCCGAGTCTGTGAGGCGCCGCTGGCAAAGCCATTCGAGTACCAGCTTGACGTCTTTTCCGTCTTGGTTCGTTCGTGGCATTACCGCAGCCTATCACCACGCTGGGCTGCCTTAAACCCCGTGCGGAATGAATCTTTCGTTACAAGATCTACACTTTCACCAGCGAAAACACCCACACGCTGGGGGTATGGCCACTCCGTATCTGGAAGAACGCTTCCACAACCGGGATGCTCGGGTGTATCCTTCATCACAGCAGGTTATTTGACACGGGCCCAGCTAACGAGCGCCGGTCACGCAACTAGCTACTACCAACCCGAGGGGAGATGGGGCATGATACTGCCCAAATGTGATGTGCCAGTAGGCGATCTGACCAGCGCTAATCCGCTGATGATCTATGAAGCCGGTCCCAGCGCCGCAGCAAGACTATTGACAAAAACGACTCGATTGTGCTTGCGGAACACCTTGACGGCCGGATGCCGCGCCGCAGCCCTACCCTGGCCCTACGGGGCAATCGAGAAAGCCGCGAGTCTTGTTCCAAGTGTCGCCAGGCGCGCGGCCGTCCGTCTTCCCCATGTGACGGCTCAGCTTATCTGCGCACCTGGCGTCGTTGACCAGGGCGAACGCGTCATCCTTTACTGCCACGGCGGCGCCTTCCTGGTCTGTGGTCCCAACACGCATGGAGACCTGATTACCCGGTTGTCCCGAGTTTCAAACGGACCAATTTTGGCGCCCGACTACCGGATGTTGCCCAAGCACTCCATCGGCGATGCCGTGGCCGACTGCATGGATGCGTACCACCATCTACGGGAGACTTACGAGCCGCACCAGATCACGCTGGCCGGCGATTCGGCGGGGGGATATCTCGCCCTCACCGTGGCCGACCTGATCGCGACGTTCCTTTGCGAGACGCCCGCGGCGCTGGTGATGTTCTCCCCGCTCTTGGAACTCGATCCGGCCGGCAAGAAGGCCCATCCCAACATCGCGTGCGACGCCATGTTCGGCTCGGAGGCCTTCGATGCCCTGCACTTCTTGATCCGACGTTCCACCAAGGGCGGTGTCCTACATGAGCCCCTGGAGAGCTTGTCGCCCTATCTCCCGCCCGTCTTGATCCACGTCTCGGGGCAAGAGGCTTTGCTGCACGACACATTCCTTGCCTCCAGTCGACTGGCCGATGTCGGGGTGCCAGTGGAGGTGCATGTGTGGCCCGGGCAGATCCATGTCTTTCAGATTGCCGCGTCCTTTGTGCCCGAGGCGAGAAGGTCGTTGTCGCAGGTGGGGCGCTTCATCAAGGCCAAAACCACTGAATCTCGGAAATGTCACGAACATAACTTGACATTGCGTACGGGTACAGTAGGGTACTAACCAGAAGCCAATCGGTCGAGCCGGACTCGCGCAGTGATCATGAGATATTGCTGGCAGGCTTACAGCGACAGTGAAAAGCTGTATAGGGATATACCCACGGTATATCGCCCATGGACCCACCGCTTAGGTGGAGGCGAGACTTTGAAACTGTCAATGCACACCTCCTGTTTTTGATGGACAGCCGTGTTTGAGTCGGGCGTGTGCGCGCAAGCCCCTCTGGAATTGGGAGACATATTCCACATGCGTCGTATCAAGACCCTCGCAGATCTAACCGATGAGGAACGGGGAATCATCGCTCAGGTGATATCACTGATGCACAAATTACCCGATGAGCCAATCATCTATCTCCGCGCCATTGGCATGATGCGCGAAAAAGAGTTTGGGGTAGCCGGCCGCGGCCGTGGTGCGGTACCCAAGGGCTATATCAGGCCCAGGAAATGACGGGAGATATCCAATGAGGAATATTGCACTCCTTGAGGCGACACTGGCCAAGATCCAGGACCACCCCGAGCTGCATGACCAAAGCCTGGTGTTCCAGCGCAACGAATGCGGTACCGCCGCCTGTTTCATGGGCTGGGCCTGCATGCTCGCGGGCTACACCCCCGTGCTGACGGGGAGCTTCTTCGGACCCCACACCACCGGATCTGTTGTCGCGGACGCCCGTGGTCGACGGCACATCGCCCTCCTGACCGCCTATGACTTACTCGGCCTCACCACTGATGAGGGAGCGAAACTTGCCGCCCCCTACAACACCGTTCGCCAGCTTGAGCTGATGGTCAAGGCTCTGGTCAACGGTGAAGAGCTGGGTCACCCAGACGAATACAAGGACTAAATGATCGACCTAGATTCGGCCCTGTCCCAAATCGAGAAGGACTTCGGGCCCAATACCGTGATGCGCTTGGGTGATTCTCCCCGCCAGCAGGTAGACGTGATACCCACCGGATCCCTCGCCCTGGACAGGGCACTGGGTATTGGCGGCCTACCGCGCGGACGCATCGTGGAAATCTTCGGCCCCGAGTCATCGGGTAAGTCCACCCTGTGCCTCCATGCCATCGCTAACGCCCAACGCGCGGGCGGGACAGTCGCATACATCGATACCGAGCACGCCGTCGACCCCATATACGCCAAGAACTTAGGCGTGGACATCGACAACATGCTCATCTCCCAGCCCGATACGGCCGAGCACGCCCTTGAGGTGGCCGACGTCCTAGTGCGCACCGGCAAGATCACCACCCTGGTGATTGACTCGGTGGCCGCCCTCGCGACGCGCGCCGAGATTGAGGGTGACTATGGGGACAGCCATGTTGGCCTCTTGGCCAGGCTAATGAGCCAGGCAATGCGCAAGCTGACCGGGACATTGAGCAACACCAACACCTTGGCCATCTTCGTCAACCAGCTCCGCGACGTCATCGGCGGATTCGGGTATGGCCCGAAGGAAACCACCACGGGTGGACGCGCCCTGCGCTTCTACTCCTCCGTGCGCCTCGATGTGCGCCGGATCGAGACCGAGAAGTCGGGCGACGAGGCCACTGGTAACCGGGTGCGCGTCAAGGTCGTGAAGAACAAACTCGCCGCCCCGTTCAAGCAGGCGGAATTCTCCATCGTCTATGGCCAGGGGATCTCCCGTGAGGCTGAGCTGATTGATATCGGTACGAAGCTGGGCATCGTGAAGAAATCCGGTGCCTGGTTCTCCGTGCCGGATGGGGATGAATCGATTCGACTTGGCCAAGGTAAAGAGCAGTCCCGGCTCACGCTAGCCGGCGACCCCGCCCTGGCAGACAATATCGAACAAAGGATTAGAGACACATGGAACACCCCGTTCTAGTTGGGCAGCGTGGATAAATGCCGCTGCGGGCACTCCCAGTTTAGCCACGAAGGTTACAGCCAACGCTGCCTCGTTTGTGGATGCCCCGAGTTTCGACTACTCGAAACCGTGGACTCATTAGTCCTCGCGGGAACGACGGGAATTGCCTCGTAGGGCCTATCGCGAACACCTCGTTAACCGGGCGTATTTACTGCGTCAGAAATTCACACTGACACAAGACGTCGGCTATGCGCGTCAGGTTATTGACGACTTTGAGCATGTTCGCGAAGCACTGATTGAGAACTATGGGATCGTTCTAGATCCATTAGAGACTTCTGGGCAGGGTGCCCGGCAGGGAAAGGAAGTCCCATGAGCGAGATGGGACAGAAGATCATCGCGGAAGTTCGCAAGATCGCGGCAGAACGCCCCAACTTCGTTTACCCGCGCCTGAATTGTGCGTACCTGGATGAGTATGGTTGCCCGAGCTGCATCATCGGCCACGCCCTGTTCCGGCTAGAGGTCATCCCGAGCGTGCATTTGATTGAGGGGAAACCGGCATCCTTCACCCTGTCCGATCTTGGGATTGATTTGGACCACGACGAGGCCCGATGGCTAGATGAAGTACAGGCCGCCCAAGACGGTCGTGCCGGCCCACCTCCCCCGCGACCGGGGCTCTCCCCCGAGGAATTCAAGTCCAAGTGGGCAGAACATCCCGGCCGTTACCCCTGGGGTGAGGCAGTGAAGCACGCCGACAACATGGTGCCCGCGCTCGCGGCGTAACCATCCATTTGACCCCACGGCCTAATCGTCGTGGGGTCTTTTGTGTCTGACATTAATTCGAGGAAACAATGGACACCGAAGCCAGAATCAAGCACATCGAGGATCAGGTTGCCGCACTGCGCCGCGACCTTCGTAAAGAGAAAGAACTCCCCGTAGGGTCGGTGATCGCTCCAGGGAACCGTTCAACCGGTATCGCCTATCGGGTTGGACGTATCCACGGAGATGCGGGATCGGACGGACGCCAGCCCACCACCGAACCCGGGTGGGTCACCGTATTTAGTGACTTCTCCGGGTCTTACTACCGCTCTCTGCGCGAATTGCAGGATCGCATCAACGTCTTTCGGACCTACCGGGTACTCCGCAAGGGGTTCGACCAATGAGCATCGGTGTCATTCTTACCATTATCTTCATGGTGCTTAAGCTCACCCATTTCATCGCGTGGGCATGGTGGCAGGTGCTGATCCCGCTCTTTATTGAGGTCGGCTTTGACATCCTCTTGTTTACCGGCGGCCTCGCCCTGGTACTGAAAGTGCTCAAAGACTGACCGACTACTCCCTGAAGCGCAACTATTTCCAGCAGGTTCTGGTTATGCCACCGGATGCTGAACCCCTTGATGGCACATGGGTCACATCCAAGGATGGCAAGGACTACTTCCGCCCGTGCGATGCCCATAAGAAGCTAGCGATGGCTTATGGCCGCACCAGCAAGGCCGGCGAACACCTCAAGGGGGGTGGCGACGGCCTGGCCAACTGGAAAGCTTCCATGGCCGCCTTGGGTGTGCTCATGTCGGATAGTGCGCGCAGCGAAATCGTCAACCTCATCAACGAATACGACGGTGATCCGTACTATGCCGGCGATGACGGTGGATTCAAGTCCGGTAAGAAGCGCCTCCTGGAGGCTGTCGAACTAGCCTGCAAGGTTGCGGGATCGGACACTGCCTCGTCACGAGGCACCGAATTCCACAAACTGGGGGAGATGGTCAATAAGGGCCGCATCCCCCGCGTGGTCCAGGACCACCTCGTTGATTTCCTGGAGCATTACAAGCAGCGGGTGAAGCCGATCCATTTCCTGGCGCAAGAGATCCTGATCATTAACGACGAGATCCAGCGCGCCGGCTCCATCGATTACCTGATGGAGCTTCCGGCCGGTATCACCACACCGGACGGCATCACGCACGACGAGCCACTGGTGGTGGCTGGCGACCTCAAGACGGGAAAGTGGGACATTGATTACCCGGGTGGTGTTAGTGCCCAACTCGCTGGCTACGGTCTCGGATTCCGTTACGACCAAGCAACGAATACTCGGTATCCCCTGCATCCTCGATCTAGCGATAGATGGGCAGTCATTGTTCATTTTCCAATCGCGGAGAGGGACGCCGAAGTCTCCTTCTACTGGGTAGACATGCACGTCGGTTTGCAGGCTGCACACCTGAACAACCGGCTGGACCGCATGATTGCCCACTACAAGTCAGTGAAAGGTAAACCTATCAAATTCGAGTTGGCGGCTTAGTGGTAAATAAGCCGAACCTGGATGACTACTGCGACGTCCGCGAACGCATGGCTGAGTTCTTCGCCAAGCACCCCGAGGGCGTCTTCCAGTCTGAATGCCAGTTCATTCAGACCGATGGTAGATCCGCCGTGGTGGTCAAGGCCTACGCCTACCGTCACCCCGATGATCCCAAGCCTGGCACTGGCCTGGCCTACGAGTTCATCCCGGGTAAAACGCCATACACCAAGGACTCTGAGCTACAGAACGCTGAGACCGCGGCATGGGGCCGCGCCGTAATGGCTGTGGGTGCGGGGGATTCCAAGAAGCCCATCGCCACACGCGAAGAGGTCCGCAACCGCACCGCCGAGCCCGAAGACAACGTCATTGACAACATGGAGGGCCGCGGTGAACTCCGCAAGGTCTGCGAGGACCAGGGCCTGAACCCCAAAGAGGTGGCCCGCCGCTTCCAGCAGGAGTTCGGCTACGACCCCAAGACGGCCACCAATGACGTGCTGATCTCATTCGTGAACATGATCAAGGGCGGCGTGATCACCTTCGGCGATTCGGAGCCCGCCCCGGCGTGAGCACGTTAGTAGACGACGAGATTGATCAGCACAAGGGCCCGGGTACCGGCACGATGGACCCCGAATGGGAATCCTGGCTGGCCATGGACATCCCCTGTGTTGTCGAGGGCTGCGACGAGAAGGTCGAATGGATGGGCAACCAGCATGGTTGCCTCAAGGCATTCTCCTGCGATGCCCACACGATTCGGTTCGTGACCTTCATCCGTGCTGACATCTCCCGCCAGGGCTACACGGTGTGCAACTACTGCAAGAAGAGCTTTGACACCCTGGAGTCCTTCTTCAAGGCGGTGCGCGTATGAGTCACCTAAGCTTTGAGGCCCAGGCGAATGCCCTCTCTAAGGCCATTGAGCTAATGGAGGTGCGTGCAGGTAAGGGAATCCCAGCAAGTGTCACAGAACTCTTGCTGGCCAACATTGCGATCAGCCTCCTCATGGGCCTGGAGATGGCGTGAGCGACTGGAATCCAGCCACCGTCGAGGCGGCAATTCACGAATGCTCACAGCGAATTGCCAACGGCGTCATGAAAGCCGACGCGGCCTACCGGAAGTTCCTAGACTCCGACCACGCATACGATCTGGCCTTCGCCCGTGCCTACCTGGATGCTGATGGCCCCGCCCATGCGAAGAAGTACATGGCCGAGATCGCAACTGAGGCAGAACGTAAGGCGCGCAACGTAGCTGACGCTGCGTACAAGCTGATGGACCGGAACATGAAGGCCATCCAAAGCGAGCTTGATGCCCTGCGTTCCATCGGGACGTCGGTGCGCCAGGCCTACGCAGTCGCCGGCCGCGGTGAGTACTGAGAAGGAATGCCGCCGCACCATCGCCGAGCGGGCCCAGGGCTTCTGTGAGAGATGCGGACGCTGCGGACCACTAACCCTTCACCATCGCAAGAAAAAGGGTCAGGGCGGCGCCTGGGATCCAACCAACTGCGTACTGGTGGATGGTCATGGCACAACGGGCTGTCACGGCTGGATAGAAAGCCATCCCAACGCTGCTGAGGCTGAGGGATTCCACGTCCGGCCCTGGCGCGATCCCGCTGAGATACCAATCCTCTACCGCGGCGAGTGGGGATACCTCACTGCCGATGGGAAGGTGAGAATTGAACGAGAAGAAGTGGCCCCCGAAAGCGGGGACCTACCGCCAAGATGATGAAGACGATTACCGCCCGCGCTGCCGTCACCGCGGTACGCCGGCCGAGCCGTACGCCCACGAGGGACAATACGGACGCATCAACCGTGTAACCCCGGGCGAGCGTGGAGTTCCCGCGCAAGCCTTTGTCGACTGGGGTGATGGATTACTTACCTGGGAGCGTCTGACAGACCTCCTCCCACTGAGGGATCAGAGTGGAACCTAAAACCGAAAAGGAATACCAGGACAACAAACTCCCCTTCGTGAAAACCCAGTACGGGGTGTTCGACCCGAGCACGGGCAAGGTTGTGCCCTGCAAGAGTCGCGAATACGCCCACGGTATTGGTGGCCGGTTCATTCCCATGGTGCGCCATGTCAGCGAATGGCTGGAAGACAAGGGTGGTGAGTGACTGACCAACCAGCGAGCGACGCGCGCGCGGAGGAATCGGTCCTCGGTTCGATCCTGCACAATCCCGCGACCTTCTCCCAGATTGGTCAGCTAAGCACCGAACACTTCTTCTTCCCGCAGAATGCCCTGCTCTTCACCACACTGCAGGAGATGCACGTCGCGGGGGAAGATATTGACTCCGTCACGGTGTTCGCCAAGCTGCGGGAGCGCGGGGAGTTGCGCCGCGTGGGCGCACCCTACCTCAGCGAGCTGCTGCAGGCATTCAAGTCGATTGACAATGTCGGAACCTACGCTAAGATCATCATTGATCGCTGGAAGATCCGCACTATCAACCAACTTGGGGAACGATTCCGGCAGATCCACGACTCCGCGGAGGACATTCCCGCGGCACTGGAAGAGGCCCGCAGCTTCCTGGATGAAGTCGTTATCGACTCCGATAGTGTTGAAGACTTCGACTCGGCCTACGAGTCATGGGTTGACTGGTATAACACCGACACCGTCGTGATACCCACCCCATGGGCGGGTCTTAACAACATCTGCATGGGTGGTCTGCACAAGGGTCGGCTCTACACCTTCACGGGTAGACCGGGATCCGGCAAAAGTGCGTTGTGTCTCAATGCTCTAGCGGCCAGTGCGCGAGCTGGCTACCGGGGAATCATCTACTCCCTGGAGATGCCCAGCTCCGAATGCTTGTCCAGGATCCTTGCGGCCGGCGCCAACGTGCCACTGAAACACATCTTCCAGCACCAACTCGCCTCCGATGAGCGGCAACGCATCAAGGAGTTCGCGTCACAGCCGTGGCGCACCCGCATGATGATCGATGACAAGCCCACGCAAACCATCGCCAGCATCACCGCGGATGCCCGCTGCCGTCAGCGCGCCGGGGGCCTGGACCTGGTGGCCATTGACCACTCGCTACTCCTGGATCCCACGGATAGAAACGCTTCCGAAATCCAGCACATCAACACCGTGTCGCGGGGCGCCAAGATGCTGGCCCGCCGCCTGGACGTGGCGGTGGTGTTGCTCCATCAAATGAATAGAGAGAAAGAGGCAAATGGGCATCGTAAGCCCCAGATGCGCGACCTTTACGGCGGCGGGGAGAAGGATGCCGACGTCATCATCGCTCTCGACAGGGACCACGAACACATCGTGGCCTACCCGCTGAAGAATCGAATGGGCCCAACAAAGACGGCCGCCACCATGGTGGATGAGCTGGCCTATGGACGGCTCGGGTGACGGAGGACGAGGAGAGTTACTGGGAGCACGCAGCCAGGGCACTCGTCGGCCCCATTCGGGACACCTACGAGGGCGACTGGATGGACGCGGCGAACTGCCAGGTGGAACGCGTTGACGACAACCGGTTCCTCCGCAAGCCCCTCCCCGCTGAATCCCTGATATGGGAGGGGATCTGCAAACAATGCCCCGTCTCTTTGCAGTGCATGGAGTGGGCAGATAAGCACGAAGTCCGCGGAGTTTTCGCAGCAGGAGAGTGGCGAGAGTGAAGTACAACCTACTGGCGGGGATTAGGTGGGACGACCTTGACATGGACGCGGTGCTGGACAATTCCTACCGCGATTTCCACGTCAAGGGATTCGACTACCTGTGTCTACACCGCACCGATGACCTCACCATCAAGGCCTACTTCATCACCGATGCCATCCAGGATCTACCCGAGGTAGTCAACCCCCACGACCACCGCTACGACTTCCAGACCGAATGCCTTTCCGGCATGATCCGGAACAAGTGGTACACCAGGGAATTGAAGACACTACGCCCGGGCAAGATGTTCTCCGCATTCCTGTGGGACACCCCGCTCAATGGTGGTGAGGGCTTCCGCTACTCCAATCGGGCCATGTTGTGGCAGAACGGCATCTTCACTGCCGGCCCCGGCCGCGGCTACTCGATGCGCCACGACGAGATCCACACCATTCAGGTGCTCAAGCCCGAGACCTGCATCGTCTTGGCCCAGCACAAAGACAAGGTGCCGGTGGGCATGCCTACCCGTACCTATATCGATGGCGACGCCCCACCGATCAACGATCTCTACAACACCTTTACCGCCGACCAGGCGATGAAACGAATTGAACTACTAAAGGACCTTATTTCTTAATGGACTATTCCTTCGCACTACATGCTCTGCAACTAGGCCATGCCGTTGCTCGTATCGACTGGGACGGCGACGGGCTCCTGCAGCTTCAGCTTCCCGACGAGGATTCCAAGATGACGCTGCCCTACGTCTACATCACCACCGCCAATGGTGAGCGCGTGCCTTGGTCCCCCAGTCAGGCCGACCTGCTGGCTGACGACTGGTACACCATCGATCTCCCCCTGGCGCCGTTCTGATGTTCAAGAGCGACAAGGCCAAGAGCGTCGAGACCATCACAGCGAAGCTGGCTGACACCGTCAACGAGCTTGAGCGTCACGCCGACGAGCAATTGGAGAAGGCCGCAGCCCAGAAGGCCGCCGCATACGCTGCCGAGGCCGCACATGCAGCGCACAAGGCAGAACACCATCTAGCCAACGCCGTGGCATCCAACATCAGGGCATTGCTTGAGCCGTAGCCAACAAAAAGGCACCTCCTTCGAGACCCTTATTGCCAAAGGCCTGGCCGAGGCTTTGGATGACGACCGCATAGAGCGCCGAGCACGTAACGGCGTGAAGGACCGCGGGGATATCGGCGGCGTCCGACTCCGCGGCCAGCGTGTCGTCATCGAATGCAAGAACGAAGCCACCGGCAAGGTTTTCAAACTGCCCGAATGGGTGCAAGAGGCCCATGACGAGGCCGGAAATGACGACGCTCTTGTTGGCGTCGTGGTTCACAAGCGTTCAGGCACTACTGATCCCATGAAGCAATGGGTGAGCTGTACCGTCGCCGATTTCGTGGCGATTCTCACCGGAGAAAGGCAGTAAGAAAATGTGGCAGCGCGGCGTAGCGAAACTTCTCGGCATAACCCGGGAAGGTGTGACGGTGGAATGTCCGTTCTGTTCGGAACGGCACATCCACTCCAAGCTATCTCTCGGCAGTAAAGAGGTCGTGGCCGGCTGCCACGTCGGCGGGGATCGCTGCCGCTCCTACGCAATTCCACGCAGGCGCTCCCGGTGAGTGACTGGTGGACCGCCCTAATGACATTGCCGTGGCTGATTCCCATTGGCCTGTGCGTTGCCGTATTTCTTGAAGAGACTGGAAGACATAGTGGTCAAGCTAACCTGCATGCGTGGTTACTCGGGCAGTGGGAAATCCACAAAGGCACGGCAGATAGCCCAGGATACCGGGGCGGTAGTGGTCTGTCGGGACAACCTACGGAAGATGCTCTTAGGCGAGTACTGGACTGGCCGGCGCGAGGATGAAGATCGAGTTTCGATTGCCGAGGAAGCGCAGGTGCTCGCTCTCCTTGGAGCGGGGGTCCCTGTCGTGGTGGACGCGACCCATTTGGTACCTCAGTTTCTACGTCGATGGGCCCGAATCGCCACACGTCACGGTGTGGACTTTGAGGTGGTTGACGTTCACTGCGATCCTGCTGATTGCAAGCGTAATGACCATGGTCGGATGCTGGCCGGTGGTCGTTACGTGGGTGACCGGGTTATTGACGAGCAGGTGCGGAAGCATCCTGTAGAAAAGTGGCCGGTGATCACTGCGACGCCTTTCACGGTGGATCCCTACAGGCCCCCCATGATCAAGGGGTCAAAGCCCCCGGCCATCCTCGTGGATATCGACGGAACACTTGCGCACATGCAGGGGCGCTCACCGTACGACTACGACAAGGTGGGCACGGACGCTATTGATCCCGTCATCCGCGACCTGGTTAATGAGTGGAAGTATAAAGACCCCCGGAATCGCAATGTCATTGTGCTTTCCGGCCGTGACGGTAAGTGCTTCTACGACACGCGCCGCTGGCTGTGGAGATTCGGGGTTGATTACGACGCCCTGATCATGCGCGAGCGGGACGATAACCGTCCCGACTATCTCGTCAAGTACGAACTGTTCAATAAGTACATCCGCGACAACTACGACGTGAAATTCGTTCTCGATGATCGTCAACAAGTAGTGGACATGTGGCGGAAGCTGGGGCTGAAATGCCTCCAGGTAGCTGAAGGGAATTTCTGAGATGCGCCGCTTAATACGTAAGTGGTGGGAGCGTCGCGGGCTGGAGCCTGGCGATCCCGCAACTACGGAATGGCGCGAGTACCGGCGAGAGTGCAGAAAAGTTGTCCGATTTAATGCGGGGCCCGGTGGTTACAGGGGTGCTCCTATGCCCCCGGGAATGAAACTGCCGCCTATCCCGGCGGCCTGGAGACGAAGGGCAGACGATGAGTGAGATAGGCCAGAAGCTTATCGAGGAAACCCGCAAGGTTGCGGCCGAGTATCCCGACTTTATATTCAAGGACATCTGTCGGTATGTAAATGACGGCAAGCCGGGGTGCATCGTGGGCCACGCTCTATGGAATCTAGGCATGGTTGATGAGACCACCGAAGGTAAAGGCTTCAACGATGACGGAATTTGGGGTCTGGATAAATACCTGAACCTCAACCTCGATCCGTACGAATACACCTGGTTGCGTGCCGCCCAGGATGAACAAGACACCGGCGCTCCCTGGGGTAAGGCGGTAGCGGCGGCTGACGAGGTTGCCGCACGGGAAGACTTATACACACGGGATCTACTCGATTGCGAGCGCCGTGATTGCGAGCACGATGAATGAGTTGCCTTCCTGCCCAGCCGGCCCGCACACCCACAGCCTTTCCGAGGCATGCATTCTCATCGGCTGTGAAAGCGAGGATTGGTTAGTCGACCGGGTGCGTAACGGCACCTTCCCCGCGCGCAAGATCGTCCGTCAACTGCGATTCAGTGACGACGACATTGCCCGCATCATTGAGACCTGTGCAGTACCGGTGAAAATGCAGGGCACGCCTTTACCCACGCCCACCTCGCGCAGTCGTAGGAACGTGGCGTAGGGGCATGAGAGAGCCGGATTGCGGCGGTTGTAAAAGCCAAGGCGCGCACTCTCGGCGTTGTCGCACAAATCCTGGTTGGTTCTGGTACCGATTAGAAGATATGGCCGAAGAGTTGGGTGACACCATCGGGGGTAATGATCCCGAATCGGCAAATATGGCCTACACGATTCAGGCGCGCATGAAGGCACGGGCTATCGCCAAGAGCGTGGCTTAACTTTCCGCGAGGTTATCGGTACGAAAGAAAGGGAACGTCATGGATCAGATGGGTGCGGTAGACCCAATGGACCGCTACAGATTCGTAACCGATGATGGTGATGAAGTGGTGATCGAGCGAGCTTATGGGGGTTTCGTAGTAGGCGTCACTCCCGGATGGAGTAGCCTCTCAGCTCGGCGGCCGGTGGCATTTGAACTGACCAAGGCCGAGGCCGCAGATTTAGCGGCACACCTTACGTAAGGCGATTTATAGGTCGTCTAGAGCCGCGAGGATCCGTTCCTCGACGTCAGCCGCGGAATGCCCATAGATCGACAGGGTTGTTGTCACGTCACTGTGACCAAGGCGCTCCTGGATTGCATGCGGGGGCAAGCCCTTGTCGAAGAGCCAGCTTGCATGGCTGTGGCGAAGGTCGTGAATGGTCGGGCGCCGATGCTTCGGCAGTCCGCTCTTGGCCATTGCCGGCACCCAGACGTCTGACCGGAAGCTGTCCGCGTGGATGCGATTGCCCCGCTTATTGACGAACACATACTCGCCCGACAGATCGAGTTGGTCGAGAACTCGCTGCGGCACGGCAACTTCCCGGTCAGATCTCACAGTCTTCGTGGTGCCCAGTTGCCCCTTGCTGAAGCTCTTGCAGAAGTGAACCTTTCCGGTCTTCAGATTCACGTCGGCCGGCGTCAGGGCGAGCGCTTCACCGAGTCGACATCCGGTCTCCGCGATGAACTCCACCAGCGTCCGATGGCATTCGGGCACTGACTTCAACACCAGCGGGTACTCGTCGCGCCGATCCAGGAATACCGGTGGCTTCCTGCCGGCCAGTGTGCGTGGGATTCGAATCCCTTCAGAGAGCGTGCGCGTCGCCTTCTGTGCGGGGTTGGTGCGGATCTCGCCACGCCGGAAGGCAACCTCCAGTGACGAGAACAACAGGGCCCACGCTAGGTGGGTCGTGGAGGAACTGCACGTCCTCTCATTCACCCAGCTCTGGATCAGTTCTGGTGTCAATCGATTGATGCGGACGTCACCCAGCGTTGGGTTGATGTGAGTCTTGGCGCGACCGCGGTAGGTCTTCCTCGTGTTCTTGTTCGGCTTCTGCTCGATGTACCTCTCGATGCACTCGCGGACGGTGGGGCCACTGGCCACGCGCTTCGGCTCCATCGATTGGCCGATCATCCTCAGTGCTTCGACCGCCCCATAGTCCCCCACCATGCGGACGAATAGTTCGGCCTGGGCCTTGTCGGGGAAGGTGGTGGCGCCGGCACTCCCATCCGGAAACCGGTAGCGGGCCTTGTGCCCCTCGGGGAACCGCTTACTGGGGTGGGGATGAACTGATGCCAT